AAAAATTTGCATCTTTGCACTCCCGGTCCCGTAGTTCAATGGATAGAATATAAGATTCCGGTTCTTACGATATGGGTTCGATTCCCGTCGGGACTACAATTTCAAAATAGCAATCATCTGACAATCTGATGGTTGCTATTTTTATTATTCATGTTTTTGGCTTATTTTTGGCGATATAATACAGGTTTTCACTTCATTTTCCCAAACTTCGTGTGCGTCCTCGTGCTTTGAATGCGTCCACTTCATTACGCAAATATAGCACTTTTCGTCCTATTCTTACTGGGATTAGACACTTTTCTTTCTCCCACCGATGCAATGTCGGATAGGACACTCCTAAAATCTCGGACGCCTCTCCACGGGTACAATACTTTATCTTATCACCCATAGCTGCTTTCACGGCGCTGAATGTTTTTTCAGCAACGCTATCCCCTGTCTCCTGAATGAGCACATTTGCAAAGGTACGCAAATCTGAAGCGCTAATCAATAGCATCGCGTCGGATTGGCGATCCCGCATAACTTGCATGAGCAAACTATCCATATTCTATAAAAATAGTGGCAACTCCTGTTGCCGTCCGTCAACATGATCTCTTTCCTTTGTTTTAAACCTCCGCCACGAAATAGGCGGATTCGGTTCCCTGTATTTGCCCCGCGTGGCTCGGCGCCTGTCGCGCTGCGCCCGCAAAAACTGGAGCTTCCTCTTCGCTTGGTTGATCCGATGATTGCATATGCCATGTATAATTATTATCAGTTCTTCCCGGCTCAGTTCATTTGTCCATACCGTATAGTCGGCGATAGTTGCCCGCCCTTCCGCCCTTCTCCCCATTTGCTTTTATCGAAATAAGTTGCTACCTTTGGAGTGATGTGTCAAAGGTGGGGCTTGAGAGCGCCACAAACGCAAAGGGCTCCGGATCAGGGAGCCCTTTACATTGCCGGTTTGATTCCGGTAAAGGCGATCATAACTATTATTGCCAGTATTACGACCAGCCAAACTATTATGGTTGTAGGCCTTTCATTATATTGCTTTTTCATAATTTCTTCTCCGTTTTCTCCAGCTCTTCAAGGAGGGCATCGGCGAGGGCGATAGCAGAACGAGCAACCGCCACTTCAGCGGGCATGCCTTTGTACTCGTCTTTGATCTTCGCATGAGTTGTAATAGCCGCATACAATACGACAGGCATTATTTCCCCGACATACACCCTCCGCCAGTACTCCCGGTCAACTGTTAAGTTTTCCTTGACAACTGGATCAACCTTTTCGGTGGCTTCGTGGATATGGTTCCCGTACTCTCCCCGCGCCAGCTTCTCGGCGTAGTCGTCGTCGCGCATCATCAGGTCGGAAGCGTCTTTGAAATCTTCAATGATATCACCTCGTTCTGTCCATGAGGCGCTTTGCTCCCAATCGCCCATATCAATTAAGGCCAATATGGGCTTCCTGCCGCACCCTTTGCAGTCAAATGCGATAATTCGCGCATTCCTCCCGTCCCTCGTACACACCGCCGCACCTGCTTTGGCGGCCTTTAAGTCAAATTCTCTCATAATTATTTCAGTTTTTCGAGATTTTGCGAGAATATCACTACCTGCGTCCAGTAATCTTCCGCTGCCCGTGCCGACGGTATAGATCGTTAAACTCGGCATCGCAAAGGATTGTATCGTATATCTGCTCGTAAGTATACTCAGGCATTGATTCGGCAATTTGCGGAATCGTAAGGTCTGCCTTGATGAGATTCAATGTCTTCTCCCTATCAAGAATAACAATAGCGTAATCGCCATCTTTGTAAGTCGGTTTACGAGGATGTGCTTTGTATGTTTTGGCGGCGTATTGTGTTTTAAATTTCCAATCTTTCTCATATCCATACCGTAATACGAGGCGATTGACCGTATTGCGGTCGCAGCCTATAACGCTCGCTATTTGCCGCGGGCTCATCTGCCATTCAACCATCTGTTTGAGTCTAACTTTCCATTGTCCGAATTTTTGCGCCTCTTCCGAATTTGCCTTGCCGATAGGCCGTCCGAGCAGCACACCCAGCTTCATTTTGAGCCTTAACCCTTCTTTCGTGCGTTGCCGGATCATCTGACGCTCGATTTCGGCAGCCAGCCCGAAAGCGAATGCCAATACCTTGCTTTGAATGTCGTCGCCGAGGGTGAACCGGTCTTTGACCGTGTGAATGATACATCCTCGATCCATGCAAAAATGAAGAATATCCATCACCATGTAAAGGTCGCGTCCAAGACGGCTAATCTCGGAGCAGATAATGATATCTCCATTGTTGACAGTTTTGAGAAGAGGGCCAAGGTTGCGCTTGTCGGGGTCTTTGCCGCCGCTTACACCCTCATCTGTGATATACTTATTGATATCCCATCCCTTATCCTTGGCAAATTGCTCAACACCTTGCTTCTGCGAATTCACATCCTGCTCGTCCGAGCTGACGCGCAAATATCCGTAAATCATAATAATTTTTCAATTAATTTTTTTGCGTTTTCACCATAATGTTCGATAATCATTTCAGCTATCGATAGTCGTTCGTACTCCTCGGGGTATAAATATTCCAAACGTCTTCCTAATGCAACCAGATCGATCGTTATGCGCTTGTTCACTGCAGTCATAAGGCCGTCGTATACATCTACGATCGGGATGTCAGGCAACAATCGATGCCATTCGCGTCGACAGGTACCCCATTCGCCTATATTGAAATATTTCATAAATATTTCGAGATTTTGCGAGAATCTCGATATTTTTTTCAAAACGGAGCGTCGCAATCTTTGCACGCCCCTCTGTGTTTGAATAATACATAGAAGTGTCCGAATAGCCATACCTCCAAATATCTATGGCCTGCGGCGTGCTCGTGGCACCAGCATTTCCCCATGCGTATCTTAAATATATTCATACTCATTGCTATTTTACTAATTCAAAAAGTGTTTTATCCTTCGCTATCGTCCCGATTTTCACCCGTTCCGCCTCTTCTTTAGTGTCGAACTTTAGCACCATTCCTTCGCGTATTGGGCACCCATTATCCCGCCAGAGTACATAAACCATAAGACACCACTTGCCATCCCAAAACGTGGGCGCCCCGTATATCTCAGCCACGTAAGCATATATTTTACGGGTGACTATTTGACAGATCAAATCGCTCATTTCACCAACTCAAATTCGTAAACCACCACCCACGGGTTCCGATCCCATGTTCCACGGCCGGACATTTTGTCGATAAGCGCGGCGAAGGCTTGCCTGGGTGTATTGAAGGTTTCCTCGTGCTCATGCCCCGGTAAAGCAAATAATTCGTATGGACGTCCCCCGGTTTTAAAGTAGGTCACATCCACCACCCCTTCTTTCATACAGTCCTCGTCCGAAATATCCTGCAACCGCTCGCAGCGGATTCCGATGATGCGGATTTGGTGGGGCATCAAATCCGCTCGCACAAACATTTTATTTAGCCAGCCCGGTGTTCTATCCGCGCCATATACAGGGATGTCACATCTTGACGAAAACGCATTGTAATAACACTGCGCCACGGCCACGACCTCGCCGACTTTGTAGCGGCATTTGTCTTTGAAAAAGTCGCATTCACGGTAGTATTCCCGCGAAACACTTGTGCCACCACGCGCAATACCCCCTATTACCGAATTACAAAAGTCATCGTAATCCGTCCATATTTCCCACAACCTATCGCTAACCAGCCTCCTCGTCATGGTCTTTCGCCCCTCGATGACCGCATCCGTCAGTCCGTAGCGGTCGTTAAACATTATCTTATTCATGGTTATTCAGTTTTAAGTAATTCCGGGTTGTCGTGGATATTACCTATTTTCGTAAATGAACAACACCAAATTTCCTCAGGTTCATTGTTCGCATCTACAAAACAGAACATCCGATCTCGATAGGCAATTACGCTACGCATATTAGTTTTTATGAGATTTTCCCATTCTACTATATCCCCCTCCCAAATATCCTTGCCGTTCTTGTCTTTCAGCCCCGTGTACTGGCCGACCGTGGCGGGATCGACCATGTATCGATCAAACCCATTCGGGGCAGGATCGGGGAAAATAAAAGTATATCCGCTCATCCGGATCAGATCACCCGTAATCCATTCTACATTGTCGAGCCGCTTGCCTCGGAACTTAATTTCTCGCATAACTATTCTTGCTTTAGGTTGTTCACTCTGTCGATCTCGGCGGCGATAAGGGCGCCAGCCTCAACAAGAGCTTCCAAGCCAGCGTGTGGGTTCCCTATAATACTACATACCTCAGCATGACGCACATTGCCGATAATTTGTTCAACCTTCATATCTCGGCCTCTCCTAATTCCTTTCCTCGCTTCCGCGATGATTTCGACACCTGTTTTCATGGGATTCTATTTCTTTTTTGAGTTCCTCGATTGATTTTCTGAGCCGTTCGTGTACCTCCACGGCGCGATACATAAGCCAAACAGTAACGATTCCGAGGATTGAAAGCAACGCCCACGCTATAATTTCATTCTTCATTTTCTCTTCTGTTTTAGCTCCGCAACGCGGCGGAGGATGTAATTCATCTTTTTTGCTTGGATGCGCCTGCGGGTTTTGTCATGGCTCCATCCAACATATTCTGCAAATGCCTGTAATTCCTCGCAGGGGCATTCTGTGAGCGCCTCCTTCCTCAGTCGGCGCAGTAGTTTGGTTTTCATTTCACTTTCAGCTTTAAACCTTCAACCTTCCAAAAATCCTCTTCCGTTTCAATAAGATTGTACCGAGTAGTTTTTTCCACGCACGCCCCAAAATTACGGAGCAGGTGTGTAATCCGAATGCAGTAAATCGAGCAATTGCCGTTCTTGCGCACATAAACATTAAACCCCTCAGGACTTGATTCACAGATCGTTTTAACATACAAGTTGCCGAATTCGTCATGCGCAACGATTATTTTGCGATCCGCCCTTATGTTCATTTCATCAATAGCCCGAACACTGAAAAACAAATACCCGCCGGAGTTTAACGTGGCGAAACAGTTTCCCCGTTTAGGCGGTTTAATTATTCGCAGCTTCATACGGATTCTGTTTTAAATCGTGAACGCTGACGGCCAGTCCGGCGTCAATCAGACCTCGGTAGTCGAAGTGGAGGCGGTGGAGAAGGTCGAAAAGATCGCGTTGCTTAGGGGAAAACACAGGAAACCCAGTCTGATCGCAGACTATAAAGGAGCCATCGGTCGGCTCGAATCCATAGAAAATTCCGTTACAAGAACATTGATAAACTTCTCCTGAATATATGGGGTGCCCCCAATCTCCTACACCATTGTAGGCGACTTTTGCCATAGTCACAATTGGCACGAACGGCTTTCCCTCGTTATAGCCCTGCTCGGTGATCTCCTCGCACAGGTCGGACATCGGACGCAGGACGGGTTTATACCCCGCGAGCGAGATTCCGTGCTGGGCTATAAATTCAACGTCTATCCAACAAATTGCGCCCGTAGGATGTTGCCCAAGCAGGGGATGATCCAAATACCCCGCAATGTCGGTCAGTGTGAGTTCTCGTTTCATCATCGTATGATTTCTATTATTTTAAGTCGTTCATCAATCTCAGGGAGCAAATAATCTATCGCATCACCATCAACTAAAATATCGTAGTCTTGGGCTCCATGCTCAACCGCCCAGTCGTATAGCTCCTTTGGTGTCATGGCTCGTCATTATATTTAATTTCCACACTGTCGATCTGCTCCCGCGTGATAGCGATTCGGTGCTTATCCTGAAAGGCCGATATCCTTTTACATACCCTCTCAGATTCGGCCGAGGACAGCATATCGTGATAGTATAGATAGCTTTGGCAAAACAAGAGGGTCGCCAATTCCTTTCGCCTTTCGGCCGCTGTTTTCTCTTTTCCCATATTTCTGTTTTATTAATGAATTTCCCGCCAGCCGATGATATTCGCATCTGGAATCATATAATTTGTACGGCTTACATTCCAAAAACGGTGACCCAGCTCATCTAAATCCATGTTGCAAACCGACACCTTTCCTTTATCCGTTTTGACTTCAACATCTCTATGTTCTTCCGGCAGCTCCTCTTTCGGGTTGCGCCAGCGCGTCAGTTCCTCGTGCTCGGATTTTCCGAACTGGATAAGCCATTCAAGGGCAGAGAAGGTAGGAATACAGCATCCCACACACCCCCGGTCGCAATTCTTTCGATCTTCGCAATCTACACAGATGTTATTTTCGCAAAATGCTTTTGCTCTTTCCTCAATCGTTTCCATTCTGGGTCAGTTTTTGGATGAATAACTGGTGGCAGTATTTCATTGCGGCAGCTTCGTTATTAATTTCCTGAATACTTATCCCGCATTCCTCTGCCACCTGTTTTGGCGTTGCGTTCCAAACACATTCGAACGCTCTCTTGGCCTTCTCCCGCATCCGCTCCTCGGCCTCCTGCTCGGCAAGCTCGACCGCATACTGGGCTACATCTACTCTCACGGCATGATATGGCAGGTCAACGTCTTCGCCCTCATAACCGACTTCTACTTTCCAGCTACCGTCCTCCAGTTCTTGTCTTGCTTTTTCGCTTTTCATATGTTCAGTTTATAGCCGTTAGACACTATCCACTCAATACGGTTGCACAGAAGTTCTATCAGGTTATCGCCCATTTCATCCCCAATATTATCGGCTTCTAATGGGGTAAGTACGGGGGTGTAACAGAATCTCCATCCACCGCCAACCACTGCTTTCAGTGTCAGTTCGTAAGTGTTGTGGGCGTCCTGAATCACATTCGGAAGCACCTTTCCCAGCAGGTCGGCGACCGTGAAGGCGGGGACAACATCTTCTCGTATTTTTTCTTTTGGCGGGTAACCGTTCCGTTGGTAAGGCTGAGCATACAATTTAGGCACGCCCTGAGTGAAATGACTTTGATATATCATGCTCGCCTTCTCCGCGGGCACTCCCAGCTCGATCAGCCGCTTCGACTGCTCGATGCTCGTTACTTGGTCTGTCATAATTTTTGCTGTTTTATCTCGTTCTTATTTGTGACTATGAAAACCGATTCTTTGCGAATTGGCAATTACGTTCTTCACGCCGGGAAAGTGATTGCCGTGACCAGCGTATTCCCCAAGGGGATCAACGCCCATACCGACCGGATCACCGGCAAGGTGTCGTACATCCCCGCCGACCGGATCGAACCGATACCCCTGTCCACCGACATGCTCCAGCGGCTCGGGATGCGCCGAAATGCAGTGCGTTGGGTCAAATACGGCGTCGATAACCTTTATGTCGACCGAGCCGTGGATAAGTTTTACATATCCATCGGCAGGCTTGGCGAGCGGGTGTGTCAGGTGCGGTTCGTTCATCAGCTTCAAAATATACTCTCCGACGGCTGGGGCGTGGATCTTAAATTACGGCGGTAAGTTGTTCATATTCGTAGAAAAGCGTGCGTCATGGGTTGTTGATTTTCATAAAACACATCCACTGCGTTCTGGAGTTCTTGCCGCTCTTGTGGCCGAACAGCGGCTCCACTCCGAAAATTTCGATGATTCGGCTTGCGGGTATTTGCTCTTCGCACCACTTGAAGATTAAAACCCCTTCCGGTTTCAACACTCGCATACATTCGTCGAACCCCTGCTTTAGATCGGTTTCCCATGTGGGGAACAATCTGCCGTATTTGTGCGCCATGTAGCTATTGTCGCCAAGACGGACAAGGTGTGGAGGATCGAACACAACAAGCCGAAATGTTGCATCCTCGAACGGTATACGTCGAAAGTCTCCGATTACATCCGGATGCACCTCTAAACTCCGGCCATCGCAGAGTATATGCTCTTCGTCCCGAATATCCATGAACACAGCCTGCGGGTTCCGCTTGTCGAACCACATCATACGTGGGCCGCAGCAGGCATCCAAGATCAGTTTGTCCGTTTTCATATTCATTCGCATAATCCGTAATAACTCATGCAGCTGTCCTTGCCTCCCGAAAAGGTGACTATGACTTTCATTTTATCGTTCGTTAAAGGTTAACTGAGGGGACTGGGGCCTTCAAGCACCACAGATGCTGCCCATTCACACGCTCAAGAGTGAAATTATCTTCAAGAGAGCCACCCAAACGACGGAATCGAATATAGGCCATTGCTTCATCCCGTGTATAATACTTTTTTCCAGATTGCACACTTGGCGGCCGGCCATCTTTAAGCGCCTTGTCGAGGTTTGCGTAACTGACAAAAGCCGTATAGGCATTCGTGTGTTTGAGGTATGCCTGCTTGCTTTGCATGGTAGCTATCAATCGGCGAATATCTTTCACGTTGTAGTCCTGCAACAGCCACACGGCCTGTGCTGCAGTTATGGGCTCGGGCATCGAAGCAATACATGGCGCATTCGTGGCGATCCATTCTATGAGTTCCACGGCCTCCGTCTCTTTTCCCCCTACAACCCCCTTTTTAGTATCTACCAGTGTGTGTGTATATTCTTCTATTCTTTCTTTCTTATATTCTTTAGTTGTGGTTATTTGTTGGTTATCTGTTGGTTGTTTGCTGGTTATTTGTTGGTTATCTGTTGGTTGACAACCATTATCAAAACCATCCTGTGCTTGTTGGTATAAGTCATAATTACAGACAGTTATTATAGTATATTTGCGTGTTCCCGACTTGGTTATAAACCCGCAATTATCCAGCTTGTCTATTGCGGTGCGTATTTGCATCTCCGAAAGTCCTGTCTCTTCGGACAGCTGTCCTCTGCTGGTTACCAATTGTCCGCGGTCGATGATTAAACCCTTCCACTTCTTGGCCCGGTAATTTGCCTTTAAAATAAAATGCAATGCCAGCCGTACGCAGTTCGTATCCGGATACCACTCCCAATCGAGGAAGCTGCGGTACATCTTAATCCAACTGTTATTTGAAGTGTTACACATTGCGAATTAATCGTTTGTAATAATTGATCTTATCGGACATCTCCGACCTCGACATTTTGAATACGCTGTGCTTACTACGTTCAAGTTCTTCAACGACTGCAAGTCCGTATTTTCGGATCAGTACTTGGCGGTAAACTCCAATGCGACCAGCAGAATGCCTGTTGCAAACCCTGCATTGGGCGTGACAATTCCTTTCGTCCCATCTCGTAGACCTGTGAGCTCGGTCTATATAGTGCCCGCAATCGCATGTTTCAGGCGCTATGGGCGCCCCGCAGGTAATGCAGAAACCTCGTCCACCCTGACAGTCTCGATGACGTATGAAAAGGCTAAAAACACGGTCGTATTCCCGTTCTAAATCTGTCATGCGTTATAGCCTATTTGGCGCATCTGTTCCTTTTCGAAACTCAGTTGCGTACGTAGTATGTCTACTTGATGGACACACGTGCGGTTGATCCTGTCGAGCATGTTAACGACCTTGTTCTCCTCGGCACAGGACGCCCGAAGTATTTCTTTTTGGATACTCGGCGCCAGAGGTATCAGGTCTTTCAGCCGGGAGGCTTTCAGCATCGCCAACTCCTGTTCGTATTTCGCCTTCGACAGGAGATAGCCGCTACGCGCCATACGCACACTCAGTTCTGACATGCGCTGTGAAATTGCCTGCGGCTCAGTAGGCGGTTCTGCTTCAATGAAGAGCTGCATTTCCTCGATCTCTTTAAGTTCAGATGTATCCATGGCTTAGAAGGGAAGATCGTCGGGGTCAGATTGCATTTGGGAGGTAGTAGAGGTGCATGAAGCCTGGGATTCCCTGCGCCCCAAAATCCTGACCGTATCGGCCATGATCTCCGTGATGTATCGTTTGATGCTATCTCGGTCGGTATAGTCGCGGGTTCGCAACCGACCTTCGACGTAAATCTGCGCCCCCTTCTTCACGTATTTATCCACGATATCCGCGGTATTGCGCCACGCCACCACATGATGCCACTCCGTTATCTCCTTTACGGTTTTTGTTTGCCTGTCGGTGTAACGGTCGGTCGTCGCCACACTCAGGCTGGCAACCTTGGCGCCCCCGTCCAATACACGAACTTCGGGATCAGAACCTACATTCCCGATGATGATGACCTTGTTTACCATATTTTCGTTGTTGTTTTTTGGCGAATATTTTTAACCTGCGGATGGCATCCCACTCGCGCGTGGATTGTTCAGGGAGCGGACGAAGCATATCAATCGCCCGAATCACCCTGCGCATATCGGAATTGGATACATTCATTGCAGTGGTTTTTTAAAAGTAGTCTTGATAATAGTCTTGCTCGACCTGGCGGGTGGGAACAACACTTCCCCCGTCTCCGGATCCGCCAAGCCCGATGCAGGCATACTGCGCAGCATCATCTCCCGCTCTTTGATGTCCACTTTTAAAGCTTCAAGCGTTTCATACATATCTCGCAGTTTGCTGTCGCCGCACATAGAATAGTCGTATTTTACGCCCGATTCGGCCTCCTCCAGCCGGCAGTCCCCGAACTGGTGCGATTTGCCATATTTAGACAGTTCGCGGAGTGTGATATCACGCACCTGCGTATCGTCCTTGAATTGCTTGATCGCATTCTCCATGCGGCTGATCTGGATATGCGCCTCGATAGGGCTGATGTCGCCATTTACGACGGCGCTGATGGCCCTGCCCGCGAGATCGGCAATGGATGCCGTATCTCCGAATAGTGTTATCTGCTGATTCATGCTTTATTTTCCCTTGTTAAATTGTAGTATTCGGTAACTTTGACATTGACTTTCGGAAGCATTTCTTTATCGACGATATACTTGGACTCCAAGAATCCGACTAATGAGAATCGCTTATTGGCTCCTTTGGCGTTTTCCTTAGCCTTGATTATCTCTTCGAACAAGTCCAAAGTCAGCAATTCGTCAGTAAGCGTAGGCTTGGAAGCCGGGCCGACATCCTCATGCCGAGGCAGCCGGTCTACGTCATCTTCGTCAGTGGCTATATGAAAGTATTTGAGAATGAAATAACGCTCCCCGTAAGTCATTGCCGAGCCTACACCTTTGTCCCAATCATTCTGACCGTTGGCGCTCCATTCGCATACGTCCTTCTCTCCGGATTCCACGTCAATCCAAGTGAAACGCATCTTTACACTCGAAAGGATTTCGGATTTAGGTCGCTGATCCCGGCCTGCGGTATAATCCTGACGGGTATTTGTGATGTCGAGAACCTCCGTTTTGAGGATCACACCGAGTTCGTCCATCTTGGGACGGACGATCCCAAGTACTTTCGAACCGCTGATGTACTTGTAATTATTTCCATCAGCATTCGGAAGCAACGCCCTGACGCTCCTCTGGATTTCCAGCAGTTTGCTATAGATTCCCATGGTTATAAGTTGTTTTGTTCTCCGTATTCTTTTAGCCGGTGCAACTGCCCGGCGTGCATGCCACCGTCGATATCCTTGACCTCGATGATTTCGATGGTATCGCGGTCTACTTTGAAATAGGTTTCGCAAATATCCATATAGCTATCACCACCTTGTTCTTCGTGGACTTCGTAGTGATGGATCGCTTTGATGTCGTATATTTTGTAGGCCACCGTATAGACCCGCTTGTCTTCATCACCGCGCATATCCTTCTGAATGGCTTCGCGGATAGCCCGATAAATCAACTTTAGGTCTACCTCCATCAGCGTTCTGGCCCTCTGGGAGAATGGCGACCGCTGACCCGTTATATGTTCGCTCGGAATATCATAATACTCTTCGAACGTCATCACCGGGGACGTGGTTGTCGTGTAATATTGCGTGTTCATGGGCTATCGTATTTCAACCCGGTAAATACGGGGCTTGTTCTCGTTCTTCAATGCCCGGTAGATGGCCTTGGATTGTATCCGGACAGCCTTTGACCGCAGGCGGTATTGGGCTCGCCAAATGCGCCCCTTTATCGTCGTCCACACGCATTTAACCGTGATTTCCGTAAACTCATTCATGGCTTTCGAATATTGAGGTTAGCAATTTTCCAATCTCACTTGTACGGTGCTGATTGGATAGCACCCAGCCGAATACCACGGCAATCGGCGCGATGAACGCCAACAAGGTGATAAGATGTGCCATAGCGGCCTGTTTTAACGGTTGTACTTGGAGGGGAATACCCGGCTTACGAGTATGGTGCCGACAACGACAGCATACGCGGGATAGAGCACGCGGAACTGAGCAAGGAAACAGCCTAAAGCATGCTCCTCGCACGTGGCGCGGATAACGTTGGTGTAATCGACTTTGTCCGAAGAGAACATCGGACGATTGGCTTTCAGATGACACCTGTAAAAGCAGGTGCGATGCGTTGCACGGGTACTTTTATTCCCCGTTTTGCAACTCGTGTTGTTCTTTGGCATTTGTTGAACACAAGTTTGGTTAATGTATGGTAAAAAAGAGGGCGTGCCCCCTATTCTCGCCAAAGAACCACAACTACGCAGAGTAGAAGTGCAACAGGAACACGCCCAAAAGAGCTTCATATGTACTTGTTAGCTGCGCAATGCAGTTCTTTGGCAAGGGCAAATATACGAATTCATTCCGAATCTGCAAAATTATTCTCTATAATCATCATAGATTTCAATTTGGCGCAATAAAGTTTGATTGCGCTCTTTCAATATAATTTGTCCATATTTCTGTGCAAAAGCGTTCATTTCATCAAGGGTGTCTATTTTTACGCACCAAACTTGCACGTCTCTCATGCGTCGGCATATACATCCATCTTCTGTTACAGAGTGCTCAGAACCTTTTTCACGCCACTTACCTCCCTCTTGTTCTGCAAATCGAATATCATATTCTTCTTCTGAATACGTACTAATTTGGTATGATGGCTTAAATGCTAAATACGCTTCATCACAAGGTCTTTCGTCGTCCCACAATGATGTTCTGCTGATTACATATTCCATAACTATTTGAGTAATTCCGGGTTGTCGTGAATATTACCTATTTTCGTAAATGAACAGCACCAAATTTCCTCAGGTTCATTGTTCGCACCTACAAAACAGAACATCCTATCTCGATAGGCAATTACGCTACGCATATTAGTTTTTATGAAATTTTCCCATTCTACTATATCCCCCTCCCAAATATCCTTGCCGTTCTTGTCTTTCAGCCCAGTATACTCGCCGACGGTAGTGGGATCAACTTCATATAATCCTGTAAAGGTCTTGATAAATATCCGGCCTGCGTCTGCGCCGTAGCAATGAATCAGGTCTCCATAAACCCACTTGTCGTTATCTATACGCTTGCCTCTGAATTTACTCTCTCGCATAGTTTTTCAGTATTTATTATCTTAAATTAAGCGCCATCCTCCGCGACCTCTCGGCATTCTTGAGGTAGCGTGTTTTATACTTCTCATTGGCCTTGTCGGGTGTAACCCAAAGCACCGTGTTGTTGTCGAGCCGTAAAGGCACCAGTCCTTTGTCTTTGAGCTCTTGAAGATATTTATTCATGGTCGTTTGATTGTATCCAAAAGAAGCGGGGGCTTCTGACTGCCCCCGCGGTGGCGGCGTTACTGTGCTTCGCGCCGCCGATTTGCGTTCTTTATCTCCCGTTTCGTGGGCTTAGCCCGCCTCGGCCTTGCTACTTCCTTCACGCAGCCTCGGATTGTCGAGGGATATACCCTCTGTCAGCTTCCGTTGTGACAGACGCCCAAGCGCCCGATCAAACTCACAACATTAGGGTTAGAACCCCGTTGAGCTACCCGGATTCGAACCGGGAGTACCGCCTCCAAAGGGCGGTGTGTTAACCATTACACCATAGCTCAATAAAAGCCGCCTGAATCTCCACTCACCCGCGCCACCGCGCAGGGCTTCGATCTCGGCGGTGCACCATCCGCGGGCTTCACAGCTGGCCAATGGCAAATACCAAACTTAAAATGCAATTTGCGGACTATTGGCAGGAATCCGCGACCTGTGGCATATAGTACTCGTTAAACTGTGTTGGCCGTCCGTCTTCCGTAACGGCCCTCTGTTTGTTCGAGCAAATGGAATATCCCATTTTCCGGAGCCGACTGATGATCCGGCGCAGCTCCGTTGTGTGATACAGCCTCTCAGCCTTGCGAACAGTCAGCCTGCCGCCGGCCTTGAGATAGGTCAGAATTTTATTTTGAGGATCGTGTTTCATGGCCTTTGATGTATTTGCCGCTTTCCCCACGGGTACGGTCGAATTTCCTGAGCCTGCCTTCCAGTTCGTCGATGCGCTTGTACAGGGTATCACGTGCTTGAGTGAGCGCCAATACCTCGTGTTCCCGCTCGATAAGGCGTCCATCCGCTTCATTGCGCTCGCAAAGGCATGTAGCAAGCCGCACCTCCAGGTCTTCGATCCGTTTCCACATTTTCCACCTGGGCGTCAGGTCGAAGCATAGAAATCTCCTCTTCCTCAAAGTGTTCTTCTCCATAGTATAATTGTTTTAAGGTGTTGCAAATAAGCCCGCGCGCACTATAACTTTAAACTCCATTTCAAAACTGCGCCACCGAAAAGCGCACGCGGGCAAGATGCAGACCTCACGCCTAAAATGAAATAACCCACTACTGAAAGAACGGTGCGCAAGGCCTGCCATAGAGCCTGGATAGGCGGTCAAGCCACACCAGGCATAATAATTAATACGGCTCTCCGGATTACTCCGGGTCATCGCTCGTTCATTGGTATTTATCTGCTGCCAGCCCTTCTGCGCCAAGTCGCTCGCCGGGTTTTACATCCGCTCGGATGGTTCTCGTGTATCAATGTGTCAAAGAACACAGAAATTGCTTTTGCCTTGCGGCGGGGTTAGTGCCAGCAATCAAACCCCTCACCTATGCGGTGGCTTAGGTTCCGCGTTGCCGATCAAAGCAGCGCGGAAATATTTTTATAGCATACTCTGAATGCGCTCTTTGTCCCATCCTGAGATGCGGCCATACTCATCAATATTCATTATGATGTAATCTCCATAACCAGATTCTTCAGGACAAAGGACGTTAGGGACATACTCATTGGCAAAATGCCTAATTACATTACCTTTTGAATCAATTAGACTATAAACTCCATCATCACATACTTTATAATGTACGCGTGCTTTTACGCCTTGCGGCCAATCGACAATAATTCCCTTGTCAATATCAATATTGATGATCCAGCGGCCGCTTTTGGAAAATGGCATTGCAGGGTAGTTTGGATCATCGGTTACCCCATTGACAAACCCATCATCCCAATATCGCACTCCAGCGTTTACTTTGAGAATCTTTACATCAACCTCTTGTGGCTGTTTAATAATAACCTTCATGACTTTTAATTTTGGTTTAGCTCTCTATTAACTCTTCCACCCGGAACTCCCGGCCACGGCGCGGGCTTCTTAATCTGCGGCACTCTACATCCGTGTTAAATACTTCGACCGAGAACAGACAGAGAAGAATCGCCGCTCCGACCCGCCGGGTCATTTCCGATATGTTGAGCGTGATGCCGAAGTTCTGCGTGAAATACCAGGTGACAAGTGCATGCAATGTTCGCTTGCAGCCCGTCTTGTCGTAGATACTTTGCAGGTGATTCGCCACACACTGGTAGATGACGTTAAGCCGCTCTGCGATCTCCCGTGCGGAATAGCCCAATACTACGAGGTTAATCACCTCACGCTCGCGCTTACTAAGTATGGTGTCGGTTTTCATTGTCCCCCTACGATATTGGGCATTCCGCCTCTTTTGTATAACAGTTCATCTGCGTTATCTTCGCGTAATGCAAGGGTTGATATATATATTTTTGCCAGCTCCCCACCGTCTGCCTCAATGCGCGATTTAATATCTCTAAGTTGACTCTCTACACCCTCTATTGATAGCGTTGAAAAATATGGCCCATATTCCCAATTTTCTACTGGTTCTGGATCTGATAGCACCCAATCATGAATAGCCAAAGCGCGTTGGAATAGCGTAGCATCACCCGGAATTACCGATGATTCAATAGATGCTTGTTCGATACACCATTTCCTGAAACCGATGTATGCTCGTACCTTTTCGTTGTATGAAGGCTTTCTCATAGCTATGCTAAACCCCAAGGGCTATCTACACCCCACTTCATGAAAATCTGCTCTATCTTCTCCCGCTCCGTGGGGGTGTGGTTCACATAGCCGTATTTGCGGTTGTGAAATGCCCTGTTCGACAGCCCGCCATCTTTTAATGCCTGACTGATTTCGTCCATTGCAATGCTGGCAAGGTCGCGGCCCCTTCTTCGAGCACGGATGATATTGTAGCCTTTTACAAAGGCACAGCGTTCGATGTCGTTCTTTTGAGTATTCATAGATTTGTTTATTCTTGCCGGGTTAATTTTCATCGGTCAACATGATCATGATTGATGTAATGCCTGCAACCATCAGCAATAGGCCTCCAATACAACAAAAACCGCATACACATTTAGCATAAAAACCGAGGGGCTCGATAGCACGTAAAGCAAGGATAAGCGTTACTAATGCGATACCCGTAGAAATGAAAGCTACAACTGCTACTATTGTCCGAGCTATTACTTTTTGATAATTCATAGCTTTGTTTATTTATCTAGTATCGCCATTATTCGTTCGATGCAGGCGGCTTGCTCCTCGAGTAGTGCCGTCAAGCGGTCACTAGTTTTGATTAATTCATTCATGGTATGGTTATTTTTTAGTCGCCATAGTACATTCCGCGGACGCCATAGAAATCTGACGGCACCGTCAACAGCTCGGGGCGGTACTCCGTGGCCTTCGGCTGTTCCGTCGGGCGGTTCTCGATCCTCGCCGTCAGCATCGCCAACTTCTCGTTGCGCCACGCTTTTTTCAGGCAGGCAGAAAAGGTCATCGACGATTGCACCTGTTTCAGGTACCACGCATTCTTCATAATCTTGCTTTTGTCGTAAGTTTTCATGGCGCTACGCTTGGTTATTTCAAAAACTTTTGTATATCTTTACATTGTTTATCGGTGTAGAACACTCTACCTTTGCGGTGTAGTTTAGTTCTACATTGCAAATATAGATATTTTATCTTGATACCATCAAGATTTATAAAGATATTTTGTATAAATAATTATTATAATATTGTCAATTTCCATATGTTATTAGATATTAAGAAGTTTGCCTTTGACATGCAGCTTAAACAACAAGATTTGAGCGAAGTTATAGGTGTAGCTCAATCGCAGATATCAGCAATGATGAATGGGAAACGAGAAATAAAAGAGGAGCATATAGAAAGGCTAAAGGTTAAATATGGCGATATAATATCAAGATATATCATTCAAAACCAAACTGGGGAAACCCCAAAAGATAACCCTATTACTAACTCAACAAAAATTCAGGAGATGGATCCACTTACAATGGACTACATCAACACCCTGAAAGAGCAGCTCGCAAAAGTGACTGCAGTGGTGGAGAACCAAACTGCAATCATTGAACGATTAACTCAGAAGGGTGATGGTGAAGTCCTCTCTCGAAGAGTGGGTGCAGTCGAAAAAAAGCAAGATGAATTAACGGAAAACCTGTGACGCGTCATCGTGCAGATTGCACCCGAAAGGAGGCGAACACCCTCCTTTCAAAATGGGCAATTTTGCGATGGGCTAAAAAATGTTCTTTTCAGATATATTAATATTTTGTGCATCAGATCATTATAGCACAAAAAGACGAGGGGGGGGGATTTTTGGACAGAGAATAACAGATACAGACATTCACTCCCATAACAAAGTAAATAATGCCCCTCTCCGAGTTTTCGGAAAGGGATGAATTTTACAATAAAATAAATAGATACGGGCAACTTGATTCACGGAGCATGAAAAATTCCATATATTCACTCTCTCTGGGTCTTCTGTCAATAATACTAAGTGTCGTAGCGATATGTATTGCGGCATATAGAACCCCGGAGCTTGCATTCGATTATCAAGGCATCATAGTCGGCACATTAGCTATGCTCGTTACAGTACTAATTGGCTGGCAGATTTACAATATTATTGATATTAAATCAACTATTTATAAATTCACCAAGAAAATAAAGGACATTGATAAAATAAAAAAGGACACTGAAATGCAAAGTATATATATTGATGCTCAGTGTTCTGATTTAAGTGCACATTCATTATATATACAACGTCGATATATTGAAGCAATAGAGCAGATTATTAAGTCATTACGCAAATATTCTCTCATTGAAAAAAAACATATCGTACCTGCGAATATTGAAATGTGCTTCATCAATTTCGCCGCTTCGCTCCAGGATGAATGTCAAAACAATAGGGTTAGTCCTGAAAAAGATTTATATATAGCGTTGCTCGCTAATTTAAGACGTTATCCTATACTATTTAATGACCCCGAAAGAAATGAGGCGATGCAATGGCTTGTCGAATTATCCATACAACAAGGAGATACCATCGGGAAATCATTATCTCCCGAAATTAATCAACAGATTAACGACTATATAGTAGCCCATAAAGACAAACATGCAAAATTAAAAATCTAATAAAGAGGATATATGGATTTAATAACCTTAATTGCCACTATCATTGGAATACTTATCATCATATTCTTTTTTAGGATGTGTATTGATTTACGGGCAATAAAAAACATTATGATTGATATTCAGACTATATACGCCTCTGACCCGGATATAGTTGAACGAGTAAAGAAATACAAAAAGGAACACAACCTATAGCAACCTCGCATACCCTCCACGCCCTGGCATCTGTCGGGGCAAATACGCTGGAAAAATCAATTTAATAGGATAACATGAAGAAGATTTTACTCATTATTCCTTTACTCTTTCTTGCAATCCCCATGTTGGCTCAGAGTGACAAAGAGGCTGATCAAAACAGATATGGCAAAGGCAAAATGCCGTTTACTGAGGATGGTAGAGTTGTATTCTCGAAAATAGTTTCAGCGAACGAATGTAACGCAGACAAAATATTCAACTCAGTAAGATTGTGTATAACAGAATTATTCAACTCTGCGAATGACGTCATCCAGATGGAGGACAAGGAGTCTCATATATTAGTTTGTAAGGGGTTTTCAAAAGTACCTACTCGCGGTCTGATGGGTGGTGTTCAAGCCGCTCAAGTTTGGTATACCCTCAAAATCCAAACAAAAGATGGTCGCTATAAAATTGATATATACGATATAAAGGGGCATTATCCTGGAGGGGTAGTAAACGGCATATACCTCAACCCTACTGATTGGCCAGCAGAAGCCCTCACTTATGAAGTTTGCTTCAAACCCAACGGGAAAATGAAAACAGCAAGGGAGGGGTTTTATAGACGAGCAATAATAGATGGATGTAATGACATGATGACATTAATTGAAAGTAAAATAATGGCAGAGTTGACTGCACCAACATGTAAAAGCGCTGATGACTGGTAACCCTCCCCTACCTTTCAGCCCCGGCCGTATGACCGGGGCTTTTTTGTACCTTTAGGACAATGAAGGCCGCCAAAATAAGGTTCCCTTATAAAGAAAACACAAACCTTTAGAACAATCCGCCCAAGAATATTTTTTTTCAAAAAATTTCATCATTTCCCATTGTTATTTAAATATCCGTCGAAATCTTTGCATTGTAAGCCTGTGAGGATGCAGGCAACGGCCGAACATCGAAAGTACATTGCTATCGTAGCAGAAGGTCTGTTGGCGCATCCGTCGGCAGACCTTCATTTATGGCAAAGAGTGTAAAAGACACAAAGGCGAACGACACCATCAAGCCCACCCGCAAAGTGGGCCGTCCTTGCGTATATACACCTGAAGCTCTCGAAGTCAAGTTTGAGGAATATGCCAATTGGACAAAGAACAATCCAATCATAAAACAAGTGCCCACAAAACATGGCCTTGTAGACCTCGAACTCCAACGTCCTAAAACTATTGTTGGGTTCTGTGTATATGCGGGAATACTCCGTGACACATTTTTTGATTACGGCAAAAGGGAGGAGTTTTTCCACATCATTGCGCGCGTGCGCGAAGAAATTGAAGCCGATCAATTGTCGGGCGCAATAGCTGGCATATACGATTCCGGCGTCATTACACGTGTTCTCAAACTCGCCGACAAACAGGATATAACCACCAACGGCGAGAGCATCAACAAGCCTCGGGAGACGGTACAAGTCATACTTGATCCGGAAGCTGCATCTATCATCCAGTCCATCGGCAAACAAAGCACGAATGAAAATGGAGCTTGATGCACGCACATATCGGGGCAAGGTCTACAAGATCATGCTGTACTTCTTCCGCAAGTACCGCAATAAAGGCGTCGTACTACGCATATTCAACGAGGGGAGTTCCCGTTCGGGGAAGACTTTCGACACCTTCGACTTCCTGTATGACATCTGTGCTGCGGGAGATGGTGCATATAAAATCTATGTCTACCGCTCCACATTGCAAGACTGCAAGGAAAAGGCATTGGGAGACTTCAAGAAGAAACTACAATGCCGCGGGATATATGATCCCGACAGCATGTATAGCGAGAAGATACTCCCCGAATACCACATAGGCGACAGCATCATCCGGTTCCGTGGACTTGACAAGATGGATGTGAAGGAGGGGCACGACTGCGACATCATATACTTCAACGAAATGTTGGACGACATATCGCCGGCGCAGTTCAATAATATCACGATGCGTTGTACAACCATGATTATCGGCGACTGGAACCCTAAGTATACGGAACACTGGGTTTTTGAGCTTGAAGGGCAGCCGGATACCATATTCACCAAAACAACCTACAAGGACAATCCTTTCTGCCCTGACAGCGTACGCAGGACTATCGAAAGTTACGAACCCACGCCGGAAAATATAGCAGCAGGAACCGCCGACGAATTCAGATGGAAGGTATACGGTCTCGGGGAGCGCGCGGCGCAGGAAGGATTGATATTCCCCAATATCGACTGGATCGACAGTTTTCCGGACGATTTGGAATATACAGCCTATGGCATCGACTTCGGCTTCACAAATGATCCGACGGCTATTATTCATGTCGGAGTGCGAGGGCGTGATTTATATCTGCATGAACGCTTTTATTCGCCCGTAGACGATCCCGAGGTATTGTATAACATCGTGGCCCCAATTCTCGGTAAACAAGGATATGCCATAGCAGACAGTGCGGATAAATACGCCAAGAACCCAGAAGGTATGGTGCGTTCCCTTCAACTGCGAGGGTTGAATGTAGTCAAGGCCAAGAAATTCCAGGATAGTATAACCATCGGTATATCCTACATGAAAAACTTCCGCATCCACTGCGTCAAGACCAAGAACATGAAAAACGAAGCCAATACTTATGTGTGGGATTCTATAAACGGGCTGGCGATAAATAAACCCGTAGACAAGAATAATCACCTTTGGGATGCAGCCCGATATGTCGTGATGACTGTATTCCGCAATCATATTGCCGCATGAAACTCCTTGGATACGAAATAAAGATGTCTAAATGTTCCGAAAAGACCGGAGACCCGCAGCAAAGCCTATACATAGACCTGCGGGACTGGCAAAATCTGCTCGGGACGAAGGATGAGTTTATCGACACCTCCACACCGGACGGGCAGGCGCGCGCATTCGCGTCATGCTCTATTTTAGCTTCTATCATCACGAAGAAAGTATCTGCCATATCGGATGCCCGGTATTGGGCGAAAGACGACAAAGGGGAAGATATTGAAAAGCCGCGTGAGTTCGAGCGGATTAACCACCCCAATCCCTACCAAACCCTTTCGGAATTCGTTTGCATGATCGAGTTCTTCTCTCAGATATTCGGCAAAGCTTATATTGTGAAGGTACCTTTGGTCGGAATTAAGAGTGATTTCGAATTGTATGTAATACCTAACCTCATGGTTACGGAAAACGAGGTACCATCCTCCATACCTTCGTTTGCACCCAACTCCGATATCCGTGATTACACCATAAACCTTGGGGGCGGGATAAACCTGACGATCCCCAAAGAGGAGATGTTCGTTGTAAACGACGTAACTTACGCGCTTAACAAGATTGGGGGCGCTACTTCACGGCTTGTCGCCCTCAAGTACCCTGTCAACACTTTCCTGGCCTCCTACCAAGCCGTAAACGAATTGCTTGTCAACCGAGGTATGCTCGGCATTCTCTCCCTCATGTCAGATGATCCGATGGTCGATAATATCGTGCCAGCCACCAAAGAGGACAAGGAAGCGCTCCGTGAGCAATTGGACAAATACGGGATCATGCGCAACAAATGCAAGATCGCCATTACGTCATACAAGGCATCCTTTGTCCCTGTGTCGTCCACTATTTCCGACCTCGGACTTACAGACATTCAGCGCAACTGCAAGAAAGACATCGCTTATACATATCAGGTGCCCAGCATTCTGCTCGACGTAGAAGGTAGCACCTACAGCAATTTCGGAGAGGCCAAGATCGAATTCTACGTGAATGACATTATTCCTTCTGCACAAAATATAATGCGCGTGCTCAACAAGATATACGGCTTCACAGGATTCGGATTCATGCCGTTCTTCGACCATCTGGAAATGTTCCAGCCCTCAAAGAAAGACCAGGCGGAATGTATGAACAGCGCCGTAAATTATATCGGAGCCGCCATACAATTAGGGATAATGACACCAGAGGAAGGTAAAAGCGAACTATTAAAATATCAAATCTAATATGGAAGACAGAATAAAATCATTCAAGGGAAGTATAGACGACATCAAACGCGATCAGGGCGTTGTTGTCATTGCCATATCAAAGTTCAACGAAGAGGATCATGCAGAAGACATTGTGCGCAAAGGGGCGTTTACTAAGTCGTTTGCAGATATGTCCCGGATCAAACACTGCATCGACCACAAACAAGACTTGGATCATGTTGTTGGGACGCCTCGAAAAGCATGGGAAACAGATGAATATGCCCTCGTCGAGAGCAAACTCATACTCGGTAAGGCCGCTGGGCATGATATATTCGAGTACTATAAGCATTGCGCAGACGAGAAACGAGATGTCGAACACTCCTACTGCTACCGGGTTCTCAACAAGAACCATAACGATGCTATTGCGGGAGATGACATCGCAGAGCTGCAGCTCAAGTATGAGTACAGCACCGTGTTCGCCGGCTGCAATCCCTTCACCCCAGCTCTTGACGTCAAGGGCTTGCAAAGCGTAGAGGACATCATTGCCTATCAAGAAGAGCTCAACAACATCCTGCGCAAATGCGACCTTTCGGAAGCAGGAGGAAACAGGATTGAAGCACTTTGCAACAGCCTCAAAAGCGCCCTAAACATCCTGGGCAACAAATCTTCGGATGACACTGAAATCATCGAAATAGTCAGAAAAACATTGTTTAACTAAACCAATTCACACATGAACGACGACATCAAGAAAGAGCTGAAAGGAATACTCGATGAATACAAGTCGGGGCTTATCGGCAAAGCAGACTTCGAGGCCAAAATGAAGGCTATCGAAGACAAAGTAGACGCTATCGATCAAACGAAATCCATCGACGAGATCCGGGAGATAATCAAAGAGCAAGGACGCACCATCAGCCTCATGCAGAAATCCACCGTTTCATCCGAGAATGAAGCGCAGGAGAAGATCAAGGCATTCTTCTCAGGGAAAGAGAACATCGACGCCGTAAAGGGCGGCCGCACGGTAAGTATCGAGATCGAGATGAAGGCCGAAGCAGCAGCCATGACGACCACGACGGCCGCTGTCCCCATCGCGGCATTCAACACCGAAGTCGTGCCGGGCATTGCAGCAGCGGCTACCGAGCCAAATGCGATCCTGCCCCGCTTGCAGAAAGGCACGACAAGTTCCCCGACAATCAAGTGGATCAACCGTAAAGACCCCGACGGCGGCTCGGCATTCATCGCCGAAGGAACTCTTAAGCCCCTTATGAGCTGGGGATACGAGGAGGAGACGTCTACGGCAAAGAAGGTTGCCGTTCGCGCAAAGCTCTCGACGGAAATCCTCGAAGATGCGGATTTCATCCGCGGGGAGGTGAACACCCTGCTGCGTCAAGACTTGATGCAGACCGTGGAAGAGAAGGTTATCGCAGGAACCGGCACCGGGAACGAGATCCTCGGCGTAACAACAAAAGCCCCGGGCTATACCATTACGGAACTTAACGGGAAAATCTCTATGCCCAACATTGCCGACGTTGTGCGCGCTGGCGTTCTGCAACTTCGCCTGCTGCATTTCTCTCCCGACGTTCTCTTCCTTCATCCGACCGACAAGGCGATCTTCGACGTAACGAAAGATACCGCCGGGCATTACCTGACTGACGAGATGCGCAAGATCATCGGCAACATCTCCGTTGTAGAAACCACCAACATTCCCGCAGGTAAGTTCCTGCTGATGGATTCCTCGCGCTGGAAAGTTCGTCCCTACCGCGCGCTGCGACTGGAATGGGGCCGTGACGGCGACGATTTCAGCCACAACATGGTGACGGTGATCGCCGAAATGCGCCTTCACTCATACCAGAACTCCATCGACGCCGGGTCTGTCATCTACGACGACTTCGCAACCGTACAGGCCGCCCTGGAGAAAACCGCCGAGGCAGCAGCATAGTCATTAACTTAAACGAACAACAACATGGAAGATATGAAGAAGATCGACCTCACCAAGAGGGTAACTATCGTAAGCACAGGCAAGTCTATCTATATGCCCGAGAAAGGCAAAGAGTACAACGTGTCGCCCTTGCATGCCGAAACGCTTGTGAAATCGGGCAAAGCCACGTACAAGACCAAAGTTGCCAACTAACAAGGCGGGGAGGCGCCGGAAAGCGTCTCCCCTTTTTTCTTATGCTTATAGACTATACATACTTCGAACAGGATCCCACATATATTGCGGGAATAGACGTCAAAAGCGGATGCACCCCGACTGGCGCTGCACAGGAGATTGTACGGAATGTCGAGAGTTGCATACGCAGGTATGAGCCTAAATTCCTTCGGATGCTCCTTGGGATATATGTGGCAGAGAATATCGACAAATATCCTGAAATAGCCGCAAAAATAGCAAATACAGACACAAAACAGTCTCCCATCGCTAAGTATGTCTATTTCTATTACCTGCGAGAACATGTTGCCTTCAATTCGATGGCTGGCGAGAAAATCAAAATGACCGACAACAGCCGTGCCGCCTCCCCGTGGTACAGACTTGTGCCCCTATGGAACGAGATGGTCGACGAGTGTCATCAACTGGCAGGCTCGCTATGCGGCGAAACAGACGTAAAGCCGGATTATTCGTCGGATATTTTTGAAAAGATAAACAGGTTTGGATTATGAAAATATCACCCAACGATACCATCAGGAAAGTAATTATAAAGAACGGCACCTTATTCGGTATCGGCAATAAACGAATATACGAATCTATTGCGGCATTACCCAAGCCTGACTATGTTAAGGAAAAACGTCGCATATTCGGATGGAAGAAGCACGAGGCCCGAAGCGTCGCAGGTATAACGATGGGTGAATTGAACGCCATAGAAAGGATCGAGGCCACCGACGAGTATTTCGTAAAGGTTCTGGCCGTCATGCTGGGTTTAATAAGCCCAAAGGGGAAAGGATCAAAACGCATTGACTGGGAGGGAGCAGGATACGATATTGCCCGAGAAAAGGTGCTCGAACTACAATTCATTCGCGCTTATCGCTATTTCATTGAAATACAAAACGAACTCAAAGGCGTAGCAAAGGCGTGGAAAAAGCTCGAAATGCCCCTGACGCCACAAGAAGCAAATGCACAAGTACAACGCAAGAACCGGGGCATGAGTACAATATGCTTAGGATACTGCCAGCTTGTAGGGGGTGCTATTCAGCCAAGCGATGTATGGCACCTGAGGTGGTCGACCGTATACCTTGCATATGAAGCCGAGAGGGACAAAAACATGGCACAACGCAAGCTCGCTCAGATGAACAAGCCAAAACCATCCAAAAGTCGCAGACGATGAGAAAGAGCCTCAGTAAAATATTCGAAGATGCTGCCAAAGAGTGCGGCGTCAACACATGCCTATATGCCAGGATCAAAGAGGCGAATTATCTGCTGGATTACGTCAAAGAGTACCCCGTAATGCTGCGGCTGTTCCAGGAGCCGATATACGAAACCAATCTGACAAACAGGCGTCGTCGTAGGACAACGCTTTACTTTCTCGATGCACTCGGGAAGCCAGAGCCGGATACACAGACCGAAGCAGCCCCCATTGCGGATCGCATGGAGCAAATGGCGTTTTCATTCATCGACAACCTGCGTCGAAATGGGATAGAGGTGCAGGTTGAAAGCCTGCAAGGAGTGGTTGAAAAACTGGATGCCCTGGCCGCGGGTGTAGAGGCAAAACTCGTCCTTACATACAATGTTTGCTGATGGACATATCGAAGATAGAGAACTTTTTCAGCCCTGAAAAGCTGGTTGCCATCTGTAACGAGGAATTAAGCACCCTTAAAGAGCAGGTGACAATAAATCTGCAAACAAAACGCACAAACAGCGGTAAAAATGTGAACTCCCTGAATGTCCCGGAAGAGACTACCGGCGCTACGGCAGATAGTATGGCGTCGCAAGTGGAAAGCAATGCCGGAGGGTTCACGGTCTCGTTTGTGGGGCGGCATAACATCAAGAATATAGACGAGGGTAACTCCCCGCAGGATGCACAAGAAGAATTCGGAAGCTTCGAAAGTTTCTATCAGAACATAAAGCAATGGGCACGCGACAAAGAGGCACGCTATGGATTGGAATTCAAAAGCATAGACGCATATTGGGCGGCCAAGAAGCTGTGGGAGGAAGGCAACATCTTGTACCGCTCGGGAGGGGGTACCGAGATTATTAAAGACCTGTTGCCGCAAACCGTGGATAACATCGACAAAAGAATTACGGAAGTGATCGACACATCCATATACGAAATGCTCGAAACAACAATAGAACTATGATCCGATATACATTGTCCGGTACAGGAGGCACCGCAGATTTTCCCAATGACATATGCTTCACACGGGAGAAATCCACCTTCGTGCGATTTACAGCCACAGCCATAGATCCGGACTACGACACAGAAGTGAAGCTGCGAATATCATATGGAGCAACATCAATAGTCCTATCCAGAAATGTCACGGGAGTAGGAAAGTCCGTTATTTTTCCCTTGACGGCAATATTGGAATCGCTGGCCGCGGACTATTCGGCAACATTCATAAACAATGTGGTGCTCATAGTTGAGTTTGGCGATGGATCAGCCACTCACACGCTCAATACTATTCTTATCGGTACCTGTGAAAAAGAAATAATCCCTATCTCGGCACAGAATGCCGCCGCGGGAGATGTAACCAACTACCCTTCCGCCAGGAAAATCGTGGTATACCCCGGGTTCAACATAACCCAATACATCTTTATCCCCAAGCTCACGACGGAGCAAATAGAGGTGGAAACAGAGAATGGGGTCATCGTTACCAGTGGCATGTCCTCGAAACCGTTTGCGGAGTTCAATCCATCGACGGTAAGATGGGATGGGGATACGTATGTTGAGATAAGCGTCTATAACCCCAACCTTGCCAACACCTTTCAATTTCCCATCGAGATAGATAGGTGTACCGATGGGATGCTTGTCAAATGGACGGATAAAGGCGGCATCCCTTACATATATCGGTGGAGTATAGAGACGGCGAGGGACGAAATATCTATTCAGGATGCCTATTCGCTACTCAATGAGAACCTGCAACCGTATGAAGCCCAAAGTAAGGTACTCACAAAGACATACACGCTGCATAGTCGCCTTGTGGATCAGGATATATACGACCTGTGTAAATCCATCCTCGCCGGACGCGACATAAGCTACTACGACAGCGCAACGGAGCAATGGCGCCGGTGTAGTATAGAGGAGGGCGAAGCCGAAGATAACGGCGCTTATTTTAAAGATTTAGTCGTAGAAATTACCGATAAGACCTATAACGTATGACCTACTACGAACTATACATAAACGACATCCTGTGCGATCTGTCCAGCGACAACTATATATCCTTGGTATATCAAAGCCCGATATTTTCAGGACTGGACATCATACAGTCCAATAGGTCGTACAATATAGACTTACCGCTGACGCCGAAGAACCGCAAGGCCATAGGCTATGCGGAACGCACCGACATCTATACGGATGCACCCTATGTGAAGCTTCCGGCAAGATTGTATCAGGAAGGAGTACCGCTGTTCACATCCGGATACGCCGTTATTACGGAGATTTCGGACGTAATAAGTGTGGTTCTTACGTGGGGAAATGTCGACAACTTCCAGCCCCTGTTCGATGCAAATTTGCGCGACCTGGCACAAACGCTCTATTCCATGAATATAGGGTCTATACCATGGAACAGCGCATCGGCACTCTTGGAATATGGATATGAGAGGCCGCAGATGGGATTCTTCGGCATTGATTTCGGGCAAGGTATCGCCAACCCCGAATACATGCATCCGTCTATCGAAGTGCAAGATGTACTTACGGCTATTGAGCGGTACAATGGCATCACCATCGACGGCAAAGAAAGACTGTATGGAGGACTTACGTATCCTTTATTGCTTCCTTTAGTATCAAAAAACGGCGACGACATTTCAGGCGCAGTAGATTATTTTGAAGCATCAAGGATCGTATCTGATGGAGAAGGGAATCGGACATCATTTGAATCAAACTTAAATAATTATATAGTCCACGATCCGAAAAATATATATATGCCATACGACCCATCGAATCCCAGTATGAATGGGACGGCAGAATTTCAGACGCTTGGAGCTAATCATATGTTTTTAAGTATAAATCCGAATACGACAGGAGATACTTTCAACGTGACGTGCAGGGTGAGTGGGGCTTCTTGGCGTTTAAAAGAACAAATACATGTTATAGTTAAGGGGGGCGGTAAGGATATTTTAAAAATATCAAGTGCTCCAATAACAATAACTTCGGGAATGACCTCTGCGGTATATACATTTTACACAAAAGATTTTCCGAAAGAATACGAAATAAACACCGATAGCATAAGCAACATATCTATTCAACTCAAGGACTTTTACAATGTGCAATCGGATGGAGCGCATGATATTATTTTGAATTGGTCTGTAAAGTTATGGGGCGATATTGAAATGATATTCCCATCCGAATATCCTATCGGGGTAAATCTTCCGGACATTTCGCAGGGAGATTTCCTCTCGGCTCTGATGTCTATGGCCGGGCTGTTCGCGTATCCGGATAAGGACGCCCCGGATACAATCAAACTCATAAGCGTAGACGACATTTACGCCAAACTCACAAACGGAGGCACAATAGACTGGAGCCGCAAAGTCATCCTTAATGATCGGCATGATGTCAGCCGCCCAGAATCTTCCGTATTTTCGCTCGATGACCTGGCACAGAAAAACACGCTCGACTACGACAATGACGACGATGTGATCACGGACACCGCAGGGGAAATACGGATCGAGAATGTCAACATCGACAAGGAGAACGAACTCGTGGAGCTTCCATTCTCAGCGTCCGAAAATGCCCCACTTGCATCGGATGCCAATGCGCTGTGTGCCCGCATTCCTATGTATACGACATCCGACGACGGGAAAACAGTGGACTACAACGAACCCTCGGCGCGAATCCTGCAAGCCATCATCGACGATACGAGCACGGGGTTATACTGGTTCGGATATTTCGGAGAAAATATGCGCTTTGGTGGTGAGAACGGGATCGTCGCAAAGAAATACAACGGGTACCAAAAAGCCGTGGACAAACTGCGTCTGATAACAGTAAAGGCCAAGTTAACAGCCATAGATCTGCATAACCTTGATTATACAAAGCCCATATACATAGGTCAATTCGGGCAGACATATGGCCTGTATTCGGTAGAAACAGGTGAAAACGGCATATGCGAGTGCCAGCTGATCCAGTTGCAGGCTATAAAAGAAGTTGTTATTCCGGACTATTATCTGACCATCAACGGTTCGGCTTCGGACATCAGTCGGGCTGTAGGCAGCAATAAGACCGTTACGGTATTCACCTATCAGACAAATGGCACGCTTCAAATATCTTCGCAGTCAGGGATGTTTGAAAACATTGCTTTCGCACACGGGATCCTTTCCATAGGGGTCAAGGAGAACACCACAACAAGTTCTCGCTCCGGAAATTTGATCGCATCCCTTAAAGAAGCACCTGCTATCATAAGGACAATTACCGTCCAGCAAGCCCCCGCAGAGCCCGAGCCTGCTGCGAGCCGCCCGTTGAAACTTCACCTCATGGTGACGGACAATGAGGGCGCCCCGCTTGCGGCCGACGAGGTTACGGCCTCGTATATCCTTCCGTCGGGCGACAGCAAGCTGGAACGCTGGGCCGATACGGACGCTGTCAACGTCACGCTGGAGGCCTCCACGGAATATATGACCTTGGGCCTCGCCGCGACCAAGACCGGGTATACGAGTGGCAAGAAGCAGGTGGACATCCCGGCCGGAAATTCAGAATACAATATCAACGAGACCTTGATGTTAACTTCTGAACAACCGATAACTAGCCGAAATATTACACTCGACATCACCATCACGGATAATGACGGACAGCCGGTGGAGGCGGAATCCGTCTATGTGAAGTACACCAAAGCGGATGGCGTAGAAACTTTGTATTCGGCATCAGGATCACATATTAATGACACACTACGGGATGTCACAACCGATTCTTTCATAATGACAGTAGCTGTAACCACTCCGGGGTATGTCCTGTGGCAAGATTCCCTCACCGTCAATGCGGGGACAGAACAGTCTACCGTGGCAAAACAGATTGCACTAACGGCCTCGGAACCTGCGCCTGGGCGGAACCTGCACGTCGTGCTGTCTATCGAGGACGCGGACGGCAGCCCCCTCGCGGCCGATAAGGTCACCGTCACGACAAAGAACGCCGCGGGCCAGACCGTGACGCGCGAATATACGAATACCTCGGCGGTGGACGATACCATCGCCGACATCCCCACGAGCGGATTGAGCGTCACGGTCACGGCCTCGAAGTCCGGCTACAACGATGGCTGGATTCAGGGGTCTATCCCTTCGGGCAGCTCGGACTACACCTACACCGGGGTCGTTCCCCTGCGCTCGTCGCGTATGATCTCCGCCGAAGTGCGTGTGCAGGACGCGGGAGGCTCGGCGGTCGTCGCCGAAGAGATCGCCTGCACGTACCTGCAAAGCTCGGGCAAGACCAACACGATGCTGGCCACGAACAGCAGCATCCTCGACGATAGAGGACATTCGGACTGCTCGGTGAAGGCCTTTACGTCGCGCATCACCGTCACGGCCGCGGACTACAATACCGCTGTGGAGGAAGTGCCCGTGGAAGCCGGTACGGAGGCCGTCATGATCCGCAAGACTGTCACGCTCTACCCGGGCTCGCGTTCCCTGCACCTGGACTTCGCGGTCAGGAACGAGCAGGGCGCGGCGGTGGAGGATGCGGTCGTGGTGATTCAGTACGTGAAGCCGGACGGGAGCGACGAAAACCTGCAATTCACGGGCGGCGTGCACGAGACTTTCGACAATGCGACCACGCAGGGCTTTACGCTCCTGATTATGGCGCAGGCCGAGGGCTCGCGCGTGCATATGCAGCAGATCGCCGTCCCGGCAGGCAAGGAGGCGTACACCTACGACACGGACGTGGTGCTCTACTACGACTACTCGCCGGGCATTACGCTCGCCCCGCCATCCCCGTGGACATATACGGCACACCTGGGGACGCTCCGCAATACGGGCAACGTCGACCTGGAGCTGCTTTCGGCGCCGGAATGGTGCACCATCACCGGGGACATCCCGGGCACGGTGGCGGTGGGCGAGGGACGTGCCTTCGCCGTCTCGAAGAACGAGACGGGTGGCTTGCGCCAGGGGACGATCTCGATGCAGTGGCACAACATAGAAGCGAGCGAGACCACGGCCTACTATGTCGAGGTCTCGCAGGAACCATAAGATTTCATTAACCATTTAACCATATAGAGGCATATGGCACAGCAAGATACGATAGACAAAATTATTAACATCCAGTTCAACTACAGAGAGCTGGTGCAGGGATGGGCGGCAGCGACCAGGGAGATAGAGATAAACAAGAAAAACCTCACAGAGCTGAAGCAGGAGTATAAGAACGGGGAGATGTCGGCCACAGAGTATAACAAGGCCATCCTCGAAATTACAAGCACGACAAAAGCTCTTACGGCAGAAAAAAAAGCATATGAAAAAGAAATTCAGAACAATATTAAAATTGAAACAAGAGCATCAGGTTCTATCAATCAGCTGCGAGCGAATGTTTCCAAACTGACTACCCAGTATAATGAACTAAGCGCCACTGAGCGAGAAGGAAAATTTGGACAACGACTTGCAAAGGACATCAAATCCCAACAAGAAGCTATAAATAGCGCAGAACAAGCACTCGGCAACTATCGCTCAAAGGTAGGAAGCTATGAGGATGCAATAAAAAATGTGCTTGGTCTTAATAATCAATTTACAAACTCTCTATTAGAAGCCACGACAGAAGGAAACGGATTTGCGTCTGTTTTAAATACGGTTGGTGCTGCATTATGGAATATAACCAAGAAATTAGCCTCATTTATTGCCACTCCAGTAGGTATGTTTTTAGCTGGATTGGCAGCGGCATATTATCTTGTTTCATCTCGCATCAATGAAATGAACAATCGGATAAAAGAAAGTGAAACACTTTTCTATCAAAACGAAAAGGCACAATCTTATGCGCGGGCATATATGGACGCTTATACCCGACAAATTGATAAACAAGCAGCAGGATGGATTTTAGCTAAAGGTGCAATGTCCTCATATTGGACAAAGTTAAAACAAGAAACAAAGGCGTTAATTGGCCGTCAATTACCTTTTGGCTCCATACTATTCCCCAATGTAAGCATTAGCAAAAAAGAAATTGAAGAAGGTGCTAAACAACGTATGAGTTTGGTAGAACAAGAGGAAGCCCTTCAAATCCGGCGCAGGGAAATAAACCTTGAAAATGCAGAAATTGAATCTAAAATTGCCGACGCTCGCTTAAAGGCGATGGATAAGGAAAAATACTCTGCAACAGAAAGAAAGAAATACGCAAAAGAAGCTATTGATCTAAATAATAAATACTACGATAATTTGGAAAGTATTGCCAAAGAGGAAAAGACAATAGCTGATTTAAGGGTGTCTTTCACAAACAGCAGTACTGCAGAACTGGACGCACAAAATGAAGCCGCTGTAAAACTAATACGCCTTGATGCTCAAAGAGCTGCTTCGCAACGTGAATTAGTTGAACGTATAAATTCTACAAATACGGAAATTAAAACCCTGTCCAAAGAGGTTGACAAGCAGCAAAAAACAGCTGAAGCTGCCGCAAAACGTGCAACAATTCAATTCCAGAAAAACCTGGGGCAACAGCTCAAGGCAGAACAAGATTTATTATCCGCTGTGCAGTCATTGCGCGAAAAGACACAGGAAAACGAGCTAAAATCACTACAAGAGAATTACGATAAAGACATAGAGGCATATTGGAAGAAACTTTCCGAGGAAAATATAGACACTGATACTGCCTATCAGATGCTTTTAGCAATGGAGGAAAAATATCAGAAAGATAGGCAGGGGATTATCGTAAAATACAGTCGGCAAAACCTCGACGAGCAAGTCCGCCAACAAGAACTCGCATTCCAGTTGGCAGTGGCTAAAATGAATCCGCAAAACGATAAGGAACGATTAAGTGCTGCAAAATTTGTGGCAGAAAGCGAATTAAAAATAGCCAAAGATAAATTAGTATGGATTTCAAATCTTACTGAGGAACAGCAAAAAGAGCTATATGAAAACGGGTTACAGTATCAGAATGCGCGATTACAAGCTGAAATTGAGCTGCAAAATGCCATAAACAAAACAGGAGAGACGGAAAAGCAAATCAATATGCAACGGATCACCGACACCCAACAACTCGTATCGGCAATTTCCGGTGCTGCCGGATCCTTTTCTTCAATGTTCGATGCTCTCGGTGGTGAAGGAGAACGATATGCTGCATTTGCAAAAACATTCGCTGTATTTCAAGTAGCTTTAGCTCAAGCGTCCGCTATTGCAAATGCAGTGGCTGCCGGAGCAAATGGTGCACCCTGGTTTTTACTGCCTATTACGATTGCCTCAAGCGTTGCTGCTGTTATCGCAGCCATTGCCCAAGCTACGCAGCAACTTGATTCCACGCAGATCCCTAAATACGCATCCGGCGGTCTTATTACAGGGCCCGGTACTGGCACCTCCGATAGCATTGTTGCCCGGGTATCGAATGGCGAGGCCATTATGACCGCCCAAGCCGTGAATGATTGGGGTGCCGTATTGTCGGCTATGAATGTTTCCAGTGGTGGCAATGCCATCCAGGTATCCAATTTACCCCAACGCGGAGACGGAATGAGGGGCATGGAACAAATGATGGAACGGGTGTTGCTCAGCCTCCCGTCTCCTATCGTCCTCGTAAAAGACATTGACAACGGACAGAGACGGGTGAAGGTAGCAGCCAACCTTGCAAAATTGGGTAGAAAAAAAATAGTATGCCCCATTGTTATTTAAATGCACACAGGCATATTTGCATCAGAGCTTATGGTGAGGTAAGCAACAGACGACAAAACGAAATGACGCGTACATCCAACATATCTGTCGGCGGCCATAAAGCTCTATTAGTGACTTTTTGTAAAACTAAATAGGCTGAAAAATGGCAGAACAAAACGCATGCGCTGAGAACCTTGGCGCGAACATCCTGAATGACTGTAACGACGATTACGGCAAGGGTGTCGAGAAGATCGTTTACATCATCAAAAAAGAGGACATCGACCGTAAGGCATCGAAAATTGCGGGAAACGTAATCAGCACCCTCGTCCTCAGAACCGGAAAGAAGGCATACACTGCTTCGGCTCCCTCAAACACACCTTTCAGCGGCCTCACATACGAGGATCAGAACGCCACAATCGGAATGTCCTTTAACAAGACCATCCCTATCGTCATGCTGGCGGATTCTCCGACGAACGCCCTCAATGTATCCGCACTCAAGCAGAACAAGTACGTCATCATCTACGAGAACAACAACAAGGGTGCGAATGGCGAACAAGCATTCGCCGTCATAGGCTGGGAGCAGGGCGCCGTCGGGCAGAACGCAACCCTTGACAAGTACAGTGACGACACGCAGGGAGGCTGGACTGTCGACATGATCGAAGAAGGCGCCAAAAGCCCGCAAATATTCTTCTTCTCGACGGACTACGAGACTACGAAGGCGGCACTTGATTCGCTTTTGTCGCCCGCCTCGTGATGAATCCCGAAGTATGGTACAGGGAGAGGTTAAACGCCTCTCTCTCCGCTTCGGATAAGCGGACGATAGAATCCCATTACGAGATGGTAACCGGGAAATCGTTTGCTGGCAGTTTTTCCCAAAACTGCCCGAACAAGTACAAAGACGCGATAACGCACATTTTAATCAAGATGAAACAGGACAACACAGATAATGGCGGATATGTCCTCAAACAAGGAGCATTTCGCTACAAAGGTAAGGTCATAACCAATGCGAACATGACCGCAGAAGCGGCAGAATGGTGGATACATCAGAACCTGGACAACAGAGACCAATTTGCGAGTTTGGGCAAGGATTACGACAGCTATGCCACCACGTCGGTAATGATTCCCGCCAAAGAATAATGACGCCAAACACCTGTAACGTGGAGAATGTTACACACATAAATTACCATAGTGATTTCAGGCTTATTATCCGCTTCAACTCGGATAAACTGCCCGATTATCCGTGGCGTATTACATTCAGCACCCCGTCGACACATACAGTCGACAAATACGTAGCGTCATTCGATGGAGAAAATTACATCAATTGCAAGCCCGTCGACACGCTCCCGGGTGCGGCAATAGTGTTTTTCGATCATCACAGGCTCGGGTGCGGAACATTGGGCTACATTCTCGACATGGATATTCCCGATGACGAATTTCCTGACGGGAAAATGGATATTGAAATCCCGGGTGTCGAGACTATAGAATTATGGCCGGGGAAAAGCGATGAAACGGAACTCCCCGCAGAAATTATTGTGGCACTGTTGCAGATGCTCAAAGGGTTTTCCCCCTCTATCGAAGTCGAGGAGGATAGTGAGGACAGTTATATTCTCCGGATAACAAACGAAACCGGGTCATATCTCACCCCGAACCTGCGGGCTTCGCTGAATTTGGCGCAAAGTACTGGCGACAGCCAGTATATTGCCATGTCGCAGGATGCTACAACAAAAGCCCTTGCCGAAAAGGTCGACAAGGAAGAAGGGAAAGGGCTTTCGACGAACGACTACACCGACCAGGAGAAGGAGAAGCTGGCCGGGCTATCCAACTACGACGACACGGAGATAAAGCAGGAGTTGTCCGACAAGGTGTCCAAGAAGGAGCTGACGGAGGCTGCAGCGGGCACGCTGACTAAGGCAAAGTCGTACACGGACACAAAGGCGGCGGAGCTATGGAATAATGTCGGCGATACGTTTGACGCTATGTCCGAGGAGCTCAATAGCAACATATCCGGCGGGGATGCGCAGACACTGACCGAAGCCAAAAACTATACAGACAAGGCGATCTCTGAAATTCCCACCCCGGACGTAAGCGGGCAGATCGAGCGGCACAACACCTCCCCCACGGCGCATCCCGACATCCGGGAACTGCTCAACACCTGCGTAGGACTGCCGGAGTTCAACGACAAAACCTACGAGCTGACCTTCACGACAAAGGGCGGTGCGAAGTTCATCATCGACCTGCCTATCGAGATGATGGGGCTGCATTACAACGAGGATACCCAATCTATCGAGTTCGTAAATGCCGACGGCTCCATATCCTCCATCCCGGTTTCTGACTTCGTGAAAGTATATGTCGGCTCTATCGGTTCCGAGATACAGGTTACGGTCGAAGGCTCCGAAATCCGCGCCTCCCTGCTCAACAACACCGTATCCTGGGACAAGTTGACACTTGCATTGCAGGAGATGATTCAGGGCAAGGCCGACCGCACGGAGCTTCCCACGAAACTGTCGCAGTTGCAGAACGACCCGAACTTCGTGACATCGGGAACCCTCGAAACCCAGTTGACGCCTATCAAAACCGAGTTGGGCGGCACAGTGCGCCTCGGGGAGGAAATAGGAGAGAGCTCTACCCCGCCTCCTATACCGGACACGGGCGATGAAATAACCGAAGTCCTCGCGCACTCAGACTGCACGCTCGAAGAGCGCGTGACGCACCTCGAAAGGCTGCTCATGGAAATGCTCTCGGGCAAAGTGCTGATCCCCGACCTGCAGGTGAAAAAACTGGGCGTGTGGGGCGACAACAACCTCGTCGTCACGGGCGAGGGCGCGCCGTCGAAGGCTCCCGACCGCGCGGGGCAGTTCTATGTCGATACGAAGAACAACGCGGTCTACCACTCCGTAGGCAACGGCGCGGTGTCGGACTGGAAGAACGCTTAAACTACATACAACATGTCACAAGTCAACAAATACGCCGACAAGGCGGGTTACACGGCCGACAAGAACCGCAAGGACACGCAGTCGGCGGTGTCATACGTCGAAGACGACGGCGAGGTGATCTACGACGGCGTGAATGTCGTTGTCGACCGGGATGCCGCAGATGCCGGCGACCTTGCGGTATTCGACAAGACGGACGGCACGCTGAAGTTCGTCAAGGGTGCGACGCTGCTTCCTGCGCAGTTGCCGCCCGAGCTTGTCCCGGTGGCCGTGGTCTATGCCCGGCAGGGCGAGCGGGTGCTGATCGTGTCGCTCGACAACGCATCGTTTAAGGGGTCTACGGCCGTTCGCTGGAGCTACTCTTACGAGGTGGCGCTATCGGGCTTCAATCTCACAACAGACGGAACCGCGATTCTTACATTTGGAACCGGAATTTATAAAATCGACCTGACTTTAACATGGAGCGCGGGTGCGGAACTTTCGGATATTCATGCTCAGCTCAACTCGTTCGTGACCGGGCAGATTAAAAACTATGGCTGGACATCGAGCGTCGACGAGGCAAATTCGCGTATCATCATGTCGTCGAATACATGGTCAGACGTCTATGAAGTTATCGAAGTCGTGAGCGGTTGTCAAATCACAAGGCCACCGGAGGACGTAAATTATCAAACAACGTTGACGGGGGTACTCATAGAGGGGTCGACCGAATACGTCCGCCGCAAGAACGGATATAATACGTCGTACGCGGGCTGCAATCCCGAAAAATTCCTGCAATACTATTCCGCCAACGGAAGCGAGAAAACCGGACAGCAACCGGGCAGCAGCGAGATTATCCGCGAAAGTGCCTTTACCAAAGAAGCCAATCCGGCATTGGTCGCCGCCTATCCGACCTACCGGGATTATCTGTTCGGAGAACATTTGCTGCAATACCCCGCAGCTTATGGTGCGCTGCTGCGCGACGGCAAGACCAACACGCACCTGATCGGGCGGCTTACCTTCGAAGACATTTATGGTAAGACACAGTACCGCTACCCGGCCGCTGCGGCTGCCCTCGACTACGGCATCACGGTCGAGGGCGCAACTACTGGACTGGAAGCGGGCGCATGGTGGCTGCCATCCGTCGATGAAGTCTACTTGCTTATGCACGACCGCGTGCTGACGGCTGCCGACCGGGAAAGCGATCCCGTAAACCGCACGCTGTCGCGCCTAGGTATGGCGACCTGCTATGGGTCGGGTGCCTCCCTGTGGACATCGTGCGAGAGTGCTCCCAGCTACGCGTTCGCCTACAACGGCACTGCGGGATACGTGGGTAACAGCTACAAGTATAACGCGAGCGCCGTACGTCTGGTCTGCGCCTTATAACTATCTGAACCATGGAAACACAACAACAGATCGACACCCTCGAATCGCGGCAGCTCGAATTACGGGCAGTCATGGCCAAGTCCGACGACAGGGCGGCCAAGTGCATCAAGTCCGGCCTTGACTTCCGGGCTGCCTATCCTCTGGATTATGAGGAGTACGAAGCGGCCAACGCGGAGTACAACGCGAACGAAAAGACCCTTGCGGAGCTGAGGGCCCGGCGTGCCGAAGAGCTGGCCGCCGAAGAAACAGTTATGGACTTTCAAAACATGGAGCAATGAAGATATATATGATCAACAAGTCCAACGGTGAGCCATTTTATCCCATGACTGTAAGTAAAGCGGTCAAAGTATTAGGTGGGGGCACCCTCGATGAAGAGTTGGAGCAGATTGCACAGCGGTTACCCGTTTCGGATGAATATGCCGGAAGGTATTGGGACGAGGAGAATGCCACCCCAACAGCAGCAGGTGTGGCCGGTTCCGTGGAGATGTTGCGCAATATACCAAAACTACTTGGACTTGGACGCTACCTGGTGACCGATGACCGCATGAGACGTAAACTCGACCCGGCGGATTCTACAAAGTTTGAGGATGGCACAGATGCCGCAGTCGATGGCACGATGGGGCAGTGTATGTGGTGTTGGAATGCCCACTATTACAACACACGCACCATAGGGAGCAAAACCTATGAGGCCATATCATTCAAGGCTCTGCCCGGGTGGGAATCGCACTACATCCCGGCGGGCGGTATTTCGTGGTTTAATGCCGGGGTTGTAGACCGCACTGACCTAAAGCTGTGCTCTGTTATATCTAATGACGAAAGATACCGAGGAGGCAAAGGGCAGGTAGTTGCCGATACATACACGGAACTCCCAGCCGATGCGCCCCAGAAAACAATGATAGGAATGCCCGCAACATTTTTAAGCATCCGTAATTTTGGGATATATGCCCGCAAGATTGGCGAAGGATGGGAGGCAAATTGGTTTGTAGCCCGGTCTGTAGTTGAATATCTCTTCCGAATTATCATGGGAACCCGAAACAGCCAATCGGATTTCATTGCAGAAATGGACGCAAACGGGCTCTATCAAGGGGGACTTGGAGCTGGCGTGACCGAGATGCCTAATTGGCGAAATTATAATGAATATTTTCCGATCATACCAACATCTGTTGGACTTGATGTCGGGGATATGGTAGGCTGTGTTATCTATAATATTCCAAATGCAGATTATAGTACTAAATACGCTGCATCAGTTCCTGTTTTTTTTGGCCTGGTGAATCCATATGGACACCTTTCTACAGTAAGTAGAGGTGTCGTTGTAGATTTATACAATGAGAAAATGCATGGATATATCGCACCGTCCATGTATAAAGAATTTGATGGAACAAATACCGAAGGAATGCTACTGGCAACAGAGCTATCGACGCAAGACGGGTTCATAAAAAAATGGTCTACACATATGTTATGCGGGCTTCCGACGCAAACCGGAGGCTCGGCAGAAACACATTACGCAGATTACTATTGGGCGGGGGAAACCCAAGCCAATCGCTTTAGGTGTCGGCTCGCAGGCGGTAATGGAGACGACAGGGCAAACGCAGGAATACATAGATCTAATGTATCGTACGCTTCGGAAACATACTATCATAGTAGAGTAACTCTCCCACTTTGTTATTTCGAAGAAGACCCCATAATATCCGAATAAATGATAACAACAGCATATAAGAAACGCAAGACGTTTCTCAAATACGATGACAAGCACTACCTTCTCTACCTCAATGAACAGGCAGGAACATTCACGGATCCCGAAACTGAGGATGTCTTTGACGGATACTCTTATACGGGAGACATGAAAGATGGATCTACGATAATAGATGCTGAGGATGTAACCAACGCCAACAGACGAGACAAATTCATCGCCGGACTTATCGCAACGAAGTATAGCATTGACGCGCAGATAGCGACACTGGCAAATGGTTCTCAGACAACAGCGCGGGCGCATGAGCTGGCCGCATTCGAACAGTTCAGGAAGGAGTGCAAGGAGAAAATAGACGAATTATTGGCACGGTAAGGATTATCCTATGGACGCATTGTGGAGGTTTATAGAAAGGGTGTGCGAGAAAGTATGGCAGGTGTTGATCGGCGCCCTAGTGTACATGTTCAACGCCATAGCCCCCATACACGACATACTGACGGCCTGCATGATTATATTCGCTGCGAACTTTTTCACGGGCCTGTTCGCCGGCGTACTCGTACAGCACGAAGGATTTATATTCCGCAAGGCTTTCAAGTGCATATCCGAGGCTGCGGTAATATCGGGACTGATGGCCATGATACTGCTCGTCGGGGACAACATCGACAACCATGACGGGGCGATGTCGGCGATCTCGCTCGCAGTATATGCCCTGATATATTTCTACGGGGTCAACATCCTCAAGAACCTGAACCGCATATTCCCGAAGAACCGATACATCGACTTCCTGTACTATGTGCTCTCGTTCGAGATGATTAAAAAGATTCCCTATTTGGAAAACTACAAACAAAAACAAAAGGACAAATGAAAAAGAAATGGATCGTATGGAGCATCGTTGCGGCCGTGGCCGTAGTGCTCGGAATCGTATTCCCGGGTTACATCCTCGTGGGGGTTGTTTGTGCTATGGCCGGATGGGTCGGGCATATCCTGTACACTAAACACATCGCGCAATGACACAAGTGCTTAGGAATAACAACCTGTCAATATCAACAATAGCAATCCAATAACGATGGCAACAAAGAAGGAACAAACCCAATTCGTCCGGGCGATCTATCCGGCGGCCGAGAGACTTTACCGCGCCGGTGGCGTCAGTCCGCTGTTCGTCACGGCGCAGGCGGCACTGGAAACAGGCTGGAAGGTCAAAGGCATCGGCAACAATATTTTCGGCATCACGAAGGGTAGTACGTGGGCGGGGCCGGCGGAACTGGTGCTCACCACGGAATACTTCAAGACGCGCGACGTGAAATTCAAGGCGCCCGAGGAGGTCGTATCGGTGGAGCAGGTCGCCCCGGACAAATACAAATACCGCGTCCGGCGGTTTTTCCGTGTGTACGCCTCGCTCGATGCGTGCCTGGACGACTACCTGTCGCTGCTGCGCAAACCCTCGTATGCCGATGCGTGGCCGTACCGGGCCGACCCGAAAGAGTACGCCCGGCGGCTTGTGGATGACACCGGCGCCAAGTACGCTACGGCTCCGAACTACGCCGAGGTCATGGCCTCGATGATCGACAACGTACAACGGATCGTGACGGCCGAGGGATTATGAAACGCCTGCTCCTCTACCTGCTTGCCGCCCTTGCTGCCGGGGCGCTGCTCTTCGGCTGGGGCTACCGCAGGGGCGCCGCGTCGGTGGTTGTCGAAGAAACTACGCGCATCGACACCGTGTTCTACCCGAGACCGGAGCCGCTGCCCGGCACGTACCGCTTCGCCGACATCTCGGTGCCGGTGCTGCTCTTCGCGCCGCCCGACACGGTAACGGAGACCGTTGTTGTGAAAGTCGGGGCAGACAGCGTGCAGATGAAGGTGGCGATGGAAACGCGCCCCTACTCGGACAGCACCTACCGGGCACAGGTCAGCGGGCCCCGGATCGGCAACCTGCGGCCGACGCTCGACTGGATAGAAACATACGACCGCACGACCATCCGACAGCAGGTGGTCACCCGGCGGAGCCGCTTCGCCCTGACCGCCGGGGTCGGGGCGGCGTACACGCCGCAAGGGTTCCAGCCTACGGTCGGCGTAGGAGTAGGTGTTATTTTATGGCAATTCTGACAGGTATGAAGATAATTTATAACGACATCATCCCCTTCAAGGGATACAAGGCTATCAATCTGTTCGGGATCGTATTTGCCCGCAAGTCCGCCCGCCCGTTGTCGGATAAAAATAAAAACCACGAAGCGATACACACCGCACAGATGAGAGAACTGTTATATGTGCTCTTCTACATCGTCTACCTATTGGATTGGGTATTTCACGGCTTCAAGTACCGAAGGATAACTTTCGAAAAGGAAGCATATGCCCATGAAGATAACCCTGAATACCTTGAAATACGAAAACACTACGCGCAATGGAAGAGATGATTTACATATACTGGGATGACTTCCCATCGGTTGTAACCGAATAACGGGCCTTGGGGTACGGGCATAAAAAAGTCCCCAACGCTTTCCCGCATATACCACTATACGATTGTGCCAACGCACCACATTGAGGACTTATTCCTTGAATCGGCGTGTTGGCTTTTTGTATAGTGGTATAACAAATTTATAATAAAAAATCGGGAAAGTATATGCGTAAATCAGAGCTTTTTGCACAAATACTCGAATGTGTTGCATTTGAAACTGAAATAGCTAAGGAACAAATCCTTTCGAAGGATAAATTTCAAGATGTGGTCGATGCGCGCTACATGCTCGTACACTTCTGCCATAAGAACGGTATGTACACCACCGACATCGCCCGGATGATGCGGTTCTCCCGACGCGCCATAGAGAAGATGGTCTCCGGGTTCGATGAACGCAAGCGATACAGCCACCCTATATTCGAAATACAGTGCGAACTTATTGCGAAGAAGTTGCCTCCCATCTGCGCCCCAATGAATTGATATGCCTGCCGCCCGCAGCCACCTTTGCAATGTTGCAACAGGTGAACGCCCGGCCTTGACAGGGGCGGCAATCATTCAATAATTATTAAAAATGGGTTCGGATAAAACTTATATTTTCGATGGAGGCGGCTCGGGTGGCGGCCTTGACATCGCGGCTCTCGTCTCGTCAATGATGGGCAACAAGGGCATGGATCCCAACCTCGTAGCGGCACTCATGAACGGTAACAACAACCGTGGTGCATGGGGCGGTGACGGGTGCTGGTGGATCTGGATCATCCTGCTGTTCTTCTGCTGGGGCGGCTTTGGTGGCAACGGCTTCGGCGGTAACAACGCCAATGGCCTTCCTGCGCAGCTCAACGGTGACGCCGGACGGGAACTTCTTATGAACGCAATCCAAGGGAACGGCGCAGCCATCAATCAGCTGGCATCGTCGCTCAACTGCTCTACGCAGCAGATTCAGAACACGCTGTGCAACATTCAGGGCACCCTCGGCATGTCAAGCCAGCAGATCATCAACGCTGTACAGTCGATGGGATGCCAAATCGGCAACCAGATCGCCTCGTGCTGCTGCGATCTCCGGGAATCCATCACCAAGATGGGATACGAGAGCCAGCTCGCAACGGTCAACCAGACCAATACGCTGCAATCTTCGGCAAACACGCAGTTCAACATTCTGGGTGCCAAGATCGATGCGCAGACGCAGATCATCAACGACCGGTTCTGCCAACTGGAGATGCGCGAGATGCAAAACAAGATCGACACGCTCCGCCAGGAGAACAGCAACCTTGCCCTGGCCGCTTCGCAGCAGGCACAGACGGCCAACATCGTCAGTCAGCTCCGTGCTCCGGCACCGGTTCCTGCATACATCGTGCAGAACCCCAACTGTTGCACGACGCCCACTGTGGCCGTGACTGCCGCCCCAGCGTGTGCAGGCACTTTATTTTAGCAAGGAAAGGAGGCAAGTATGTATCCTTTACAAGCTGACATAAAAGTCGTTGTTCCGCAATTCGTACCTCGCCTCGACATCGGAGGCATATACACGCTCGCCACGACCGGAAAGGCTTCCGCAGAGGCCGAAACCGTGGACTACGGGTTCAACCCCTGCGCCTGGCGTGCACTGCCCAATGAGGGAATCCTTCTATGGAAGGTGCGCCACCCGGTCACGGAAGCCGAGAGTGGATATGCCGTAAATGTCGTGGTTCCGACCTCCGGGTCGGCGAGAAGCACGGTAACATCCCCCAACACCACTACCGGGACTGCAAAAGTTCCCGTAGTGGATAACAAAGGGACGCAAACCGTGGGCAGCGACATCACAAACCAGACGGCGACAGGCGAGACGAGTGCCTATACGGAGCACCTGGTGTACTTTAACAAGTGTGCGGGAATCTTCCGTCTGCTTGGGGTAAAGTCCACGGCAGGAACCGCACAGGCAAATAGCGACGCAGCGGCGCCGGCAGCGGCAAAAGCAACGAAGTAAAAACCGAAAGACGGGGAGGAGGGCTCCTTCTCCCCTATCTTTCACAAATCATTAACCAAGATGTTTCAGAACTTGAGAAAAGGCTCCTTAGTCTACGTTTTCGACAACAGGGAACAGCCTAAGTTTTATACAGCCAACGTAAAAGATGTATCGGCACCGTATTTCCCGCCCCAAAAGCCCGGGCAATTCTCGCCGATGCCGCAATTCATCAACATCTCGATAGAGGGCAACGAGCCCTGGGGCGTCCCTATGCAAGCGGACATCGTTTCGAAAGACGGCCTTACCGTAGCGACGACACGTGAAGTGTTGAAACCGACCATCATGGAGGCACAGCAGGCAAGCCGTGACATCGTGGAATCATTCGACAGGCACAAAGCCAACCTGAAGGTCTACGATGAGATCCTGATGCAGCTCGATCCCGAAGCTGCGCGTTCAAAAGAGCTCGAAGCCGAAAACAGGGAGTTGCGGAAGATGCTCGCTGACATGAACGAACGGCTGAGCCAGATACCGACGGCGGAAGAACTGAGGAGCCTTGTCAAGTCTGAACCACCTGCAAAAACAAAGTAACTATGGGTTGGAGAATCATAGGTGAAGGCCGTGGCGGCTTCGGCGGCCACGAAGAGGAGATGGAGCGAGAGCTCCGACGCGCCTACGAAGAAGGCTTTGAAGAAGGCCGGCGTGAAGGCCGTGGCGGATACGGTGAGCGTGGCGGCTACGGACAAGGTGGCGGCTACGGCGAACGTGGCGAGTATGACCGCGGCGGGTATGAGTATGACGACGCCTACGGCGAACGCCGTGGCGTAAGGGGTACAGGCCCCTATTCGCGGTATCGCAGGCGGTAAACCGGAGGGAGAGGGCCGCAGTGCCCTCTCCTATTTTTAAATCGAAAAATATGGACAGGTTAGATACACATGAAAACTTCCCGGCAGGGTTCCGGGAATATCTCGAAAATTACGGTTGGCACTTTTCAAAGAAGATGTGCGAATTCGCCGTATCCCGCATGAAGGACAGGAACGGCAAGAAGATAGAGCCCTATTCTAAGGATAAGGTGGATGCGCTGCTCAAGCAGTACGGCATCGAACTCAAAAAGGATAAGGGGTATGACTGCGTATACGTCTGCAACATGGCATTGTCGGATTATTTCGGGTCGTCGATACCCAATCCACAATACCTGGCGATGTTCATACGTGACTATATCGACGATGAAGACGGATACGACGGCTTGCCATTTACACGCTACTATGCCGATACCATCGGCTCGGGAACACCCATTCTGTGGGAAGAGATGATGTAGCCATGGAAGAATATCCCCAGATCAGCGAATTCACAAACGACAACGGCGAAATAAATGAAAAATATCGCAACGCTCGTCCGTAACCTGCCTGCCGACAAGTACCAGGAACTGGCCGGGGCGGTGAACGACGTATTCGAGAACAAGCGCTTCAACCGGGCGCAACGAAGGAGACTGGCGCGAAACTGGCGCAAGTACGGAAAAAGAGAGGAAAAATGAAGATTCGGGACTTGAGTATTCACAAGTATGGATGGACGTTGCGCATATATTATGCCGTGACGTGCTACTATACGGGCGAAATACTCAAGTCCCTTACCGACATCGGATGCCCCGATACGGTTCTTCATCGCGTACAGGGAAATATGGTGAAGTGCGAAATGGATACGGGATTCACCTACTCCAACAAGGAGCATCGGCAAAGTGTCATCGTAATAGGGATGCACTCCTCGCCGTGGGAATTTCTCAACAGCTTTGAGCACGAACTGCGGCACCTCGTAGACGATATAGCCCTTACTCTCGGCCTGCCGATGGCCGGGGAAGATGTAGCATACCTTACCGGCGAAATAAACCAGGCACTATGGGAAGATGTGCACCAATTCACCTGTTGTAAATGTAATGGACATGGAAAAAGATGACACCCAATACTGGATGGCGATGCTCGAAGTGAGCGAATGCTGCACACCCATATTCGCTGCCGTCGTATGCGAGTTGATGAATACGATTTGATTATTCCAGAAGTTTCACCAGATCGGTTTTCATCTCCTCGTCTATGTCGCGGTAGCGGGCAAATGCTTTGCTGCCTTCGGTATGCCCCGACAAAGATCCCACAAGGTTAGGGTCTTTGACCTGCTTATACAGATTCCCGATAAAAGTACGGCGCGCCATATGGGACGACGCAACTTGGTAGAGCGGTTTTTGCTCAGGCTCCCTGGTGACGGGGTGGAGTACACTTACCATGCGTTTCAATCCGGCAGCAAGGAAGCATTTTTTAATTGCCTCGTTATATTTTTGCTCCGAAATAAAGGGGAGCAGTAGTGCATTGTCAGGGGATGCGTATTTATTGATTATCTCCTTTGCAAGATTGTTCAACGGGACACGCACCGTCACCGGATGGCCTTCCTTCGTTTTGCGCGGGATATACTCAACAGCACCTTTTACTACGTTGCTCCGTTTCAAGGCTATCAAATCCCCCACGCGACACCCTATGAGACATTGGAATACGAATATATCCCGCTGTACCGCCAGTCGTGGATGCCTGGATAGGTTTGTATGGTATAGCTTGTTCCGCTCGGCGATTGTGATATAGATCGGGGAACCATATACAGCTTGTTTTATCTCCTTCTTCCGGAAAGGATTAGTTTGGATCAGGTCATTGTTTGCGGCCCAATTCAGGAAAGCCCGCAAGAGAATCATCTTGCTGACAACCGTATTGTGGCCACGCTGGTGTGGTATCCTCGAATCCTGCACCAAAGCATAGATATGCGGATATTCCTCGCATATATCGTGCTCCCGGCGATAAAAGTCCTCAAAGTCATCCAATACCTCGGGCGTTAGCATCCCCAGCGAAAGGGTGAAGGTGCGGTCGAAAATCCTTTTGTACAACTCGTAGCGCTTGAGAGCCCTCATAAGAACATTGAATGCCATCTTACGGCGCACAGAAAACCCCTTCTTGGATACGTAACTTTCAAAGTGTGCCCATATATCCTTGTCTTGCGACAATCCTACAGAATAAGGCGTAATAACATCCCTGAGCCAACTCGGAGGCAAGCTAACCTTCCCTGCTCCTGCCTCTATGAACGATTGCATGACAAAAGATGTCAATGCCGAGATTTTAGAATGTGCCTCGTTTGCCTGTTCGACGATCTCTTGTTGGGCAGGAGACATCATCCTGTAACGGGGAACAGAAACCGATTGTGTCTTGGCGCTCCAATATTCAGGCAGCACGAAAATACCGGTCTTGGCACGCTGGTTAAGGCGTCCGTGAGTAAACCGAATCAGCACCTCGTGTAAACCGCATGTATTCTCCTTGGCAGAGAGTGAATAGTAAATTGTCGCCATAATTGTTATATTTGCACGGATGCAAATATAAACAACCATATATTACTTCAATAATTTTTGGCGACTTTTTGGCGACTTATACTTTATCTGGTGATATTTCGGTCGTTTCATGACATCCGTAAAGATGCCGATACACACCATTGCAGCCAATTTTTGTTGCTTTATGCAATCCCAATGATTTCATGAGATAACATTACCTATAGTCCCGTCGGGACTACAAAGGCACATGCGCACAGATTGCTGCGCTTGTGCTTTTTTGTTAGCGTCAATTCACAATCATTTATTCAACAAAAATAAGAACAAATTTTCATTAGTCAATAAAAAATAGCACAATTAAGCCACAAAATAATACATTCGGACATAATACCGGAAAGTCCGTACCCGAAGCGATACGGACTTTACCAAGACGTATTTCACGCCCCCGGGGACGTGCAGGTATGGGATATCAGCTGAGCGTCAGAATGAAAGGCGTACTCCGAGGCGGAGGGTCAGCGACAAGGAAGAATCGGTGCGCGAAGTGCGCAGGGTGGTTTCCGTAAAGTAGTGCGAAACCTCGGGCTCAAAGTAAAGCCCGACATAATTGCCGAGGCGGTACTGTGCCCCGACGGCCCCGGCCACCGACCACTGGACTTTGGGTTCGTCGACGGATTTGGTGCCGAACTTGGCGGACACGCATTTCTCGAGCATACCGCCCGCGCCCACGTACATCGAGAAACGCCCGGTTTCGAGGAACTGCCAGTTCAGGCGCAGGGGAACCCCGATGAAATGGAGCTTCTGGCTGATATCCTCGCCGCCGGACTGCATGCTCACGTCCGACCATAACAACGTATAGTTCACACCGCTTTCGAGCGACAACCCGTACGCGAACTCCTTACGCACCGAAAGGCCGAAGCTGAGCGGCTGGTGGTGGCGGAACGAATAATCCTCGTAATTGTATTTCAGCTGCGCCATCGTGCCGTTGGTGCCGCCGACCAATATGTCGGACATCACCAAGTGGGGGCCGACGCCGCCCGACGCCCCCGATGAGCCGGTCACGCCGCCTGCGGCGAAGAGCGAAACCGAAGTCCTGCGCCGGGGCCGCCTGCGTTCCTGCATGTCATCGGCCAGGTAATCGTACGTGCCCGGGTATTTGCGGGACTGTACGGTCTGCCCCGCACCGTCCTTACCCCGGGTTCCGTCCGTGGCGGACGCCTGCCCTGCGACAGCCGCACGCACGGCCGACCGTGTGCCGGACGAAGCGGCATCCCCGGCACCGACGGCCGCTGCGGAACCGTTTCCGGCGGCCTCGTTCCCTGCCACTGCATTTTCCGCGGGCACACTACCGGCAGCCGCATTTTCAGCAGCCGCATTCCCGGAGGGCGCAGCTCCGGACGTCAAAGCCGCGGCGCGGCCGTCCTCGAAGCCCCGCATACCGGCGGCGGCAAGGGCATCCCGTCCCGGTGCAATCCCGGGAGCCGCCCCCGCACCGGGCTCCTCGCCCGGCAGCGCCGCAGCCCGCACGGCCTCTTCGGCCGGAACGGCTGCGCGGAGCGTCCCCGCGAGAGTCCCGTCACCGGCTCCCGCCGGTGTCCCTTCGACCTGTGTCATGTCCGCAGCAGAGCTGCCGCTGTCCGTCGCTGTTGCAATAACAAACCCTTTATCCCCTAAATCCCGGTTTTCATGCAGCAGGTATCCCCCGCCACCCAGGAAAATCAGCACAGCGGCGGCAGCGGCAGCA